ACCGGGGGGTCCTCTCGTACGGGCGGATGGTGGGGCGGGTGGTGCGGGGACGGGTGAAGTCCTCGGCGTCGGGCACGGGAGGGCAGATGCTGGCCATCGACCAGCCCGTGAACGATCCGCGCCGCGCCGCGCGACGGCAGCGCCGGCCGGTGTGGCGAGAGAAGAGGCTCATGAGACGGCCCCGGAACGCTCCAGCTCGTCGTGAGCGGCGGCGAACCGGTCCAGGCTGGCGTCCGGGGCGTGAGACATCTCCCCGCCGAACGGGGGGACGTTCACTCCAGCGGCGGAGAGCAGGTCGGCGTAACCCTTGGCGACGTCCTGGGCGGCGCGGGCCTGGTTCTCGGCGGTCCGCTTCTCGCCGTCCTTCTCGATCGTCCGGACCTGCAGCTCGCTGATCTCCTTCTCCAGTTGGGCGATCTCCTCGCCCAACTGGACGGACAGGCCGCCCTGGACGGTGGCGTAGCGGGCCGCCTCCTCATGCTTGGCGAGGATCTCCGTCACCACTCGCTGGCCGGCTTCCGGGCTGGCGAACACGACGGGCGGCAGCGGGGTGGCGATCTGATCGTTCTTGCGGTTCACGGTTGCTCCTGAGTCAGGTGTGGTCTGGTTTGGCTTGCACGCCTCCCGGAGGAGGCGAGCAAGCAGGGGGGAAGGTCAGGCGGGAGGGAGTGCGGTCACGTGCCGCGTGGCCACGAGAACCAGCCGGGGCGGCAGTTCCCACCGGTCACGCTTGCGCCGCTCGTCAGGCCGCCGCTCGCACACGTCGGCGGCGAACATCCTGAGCGTCACGAGAAGGCCCTCTATGGCACCGTGCACGTGCACCCAGGCACTGTCCGTGCCTCGGTTGAGCAGGAGGCGGATCTCGGGCTCGTCCATCTCGTAGATGACCGCTTCGGCGAGCCGGATCTGCTCCTCGCGAGGAAGAGCTCGCGCGCCGTACTGGTGAAGGTCGATCTCCAGGCCATAGCCGGGAGGCAGCGACGGGTGCTCTGCGTACAGTCCGCCGAGGGTTTCGAGCCCGCGCGAGATGGCGAGGTTGTCGGTCATGCGATCTCCCCGATGGCGAACAGGGCGGACTGGTGGTTGAAGTGCTTGACCAGCCGCTTACGCAGCCAGTCGAGCCCTTCAGGGGTGACGCGGGTGGTGGGCGTCGAGTCGTTGCCCGCCTTGGTCGGGATGACCTTGAAGTAGCGATCCAAGGGCTTGACCTGGTACGGCGTGTTGTTCGCCTTGAGGATCTTCAGGTCGTCCGAGCGGAGCAGATCAAGGAAGTTGTTACGGCCCAGACCGCCCGTGATGCGGGAGAAGATCTGCGCCACGGCCGCCCAGTCGAACGTGCCGTCCGCTTCCATCAGGTCCGCGTACGCCTCAGCCAGAGGCAGCAGCTCGTCGCGCTGCTTCTCTGCGACAGCGCGGGCCTCAACCTCGTCAGCGAGGCGACGGAGCGCCGCCGCGTAGTCCTCGGGGATGGCCGGCCTCGCCTGCGCCACCAGTTCGCCGCGACGCAGCGCCGGGAGGACTTCGGCGAACACCCACTTCTGGAAGCGGGTCACCTGCTCGCGGATGGCCCCGTTCTTGATCCGCGCGGTCTGACGCTGGCCCAGCACCCGATAGAAGCCCGCCTCCGTGACGTGCCACATCTTCTGCTCGCCGCCAAGGGTGGGAGCTGTCTCCCACCCTTTCTCGTCCTCGGGAACCGTGCGGAGCATGTCCTTGGCCGCGTGAAAGGCGAGCGACCGGGCGAGACCGGGAGCCTGGATCTTGAACGAGTCCCCGACTGGAGTGATCTCCAGGTTGAACTCGCCGTTGTCGAAGAGCTGGATCTCGCTCATGCGGCCGGCCTCTCGGTGACGGCCATCTGGCGGCGCTTCTCGTACTTCTCGATCGACGCGAGGAACACCCTGACGGGCGAGTTGCGCGCCTCGCCCAGCTTGATCGCTTCGATCTCGCCCGAGCGGATGCGCTTGAGCAGCGTCGGACGGCTGATGTCGAGGCGTCCACAGGCTTGCGCGGGGGACAGATACAAGTCGCTCACTCCCTTCATACTCTTTCCATCTCTTGCCAACTCTAGACGCACTTAGTCACCCATGGGAAGGGAAAACGACCAGAGACCTCTAGCCATCTCTGTACACATGGATGTGTGAGCGAAGACGCCCCCGCACGCCCGTTCCTCGAACTGATCGAGGCCACCCTCGCCAGCCAAGGCAAAACCAAGACCTGGCTCGCCAAGCGCGCCGGAGTCAGCCGCGCCGCGATCAACAACTGGCGGGCGCAGCCCCGCACCCCGCAGGCATCGAGCGTCCTCGCCGTCGCCGACACCCTGGGCATCGACCACGACAAGGCGCTCAGGCTGGCCGGCCTCCCCTCTGCCGGCAGTACGCCACCCGATGACACGACGGACCTGTCCGCGTTCACCCCGCCAGCTCTCGTGGAGCGAATCCACCGCCTGACCAGCGAACTCGACCGGCTTACCGACGAGCTCCACCGTCGCGTCAAGGACTGACACGGTCGTCTCCCTTCCTGGTCTGGGTGGCCCGCTGCTGCTCTTGGCCCCCGATCGGCGAGAGCAGCAGCGGGAGGGGGCTAGAACGGGGCGTCGAGAGAGATCGGCTCCCACAGGTGGACGGTCAGAGTCCGCCGCCACGCCTGCCCCTTGTGCTTGCGCGCCAGATCCAGGGCCGCCTCGGCGAAGTCGCCGTCCTGGATCGGGTCAGCCGGATCCGGCTGGACCTTGCCCAAGGTGACCGCCCACTCCTCGCGGGTCGGCAGCGCCTCCCACTCGGCGATCCGCTGGCGAGCCTCACGCAGCTCCGCGATCAGCTCCGGCACCCGCAGGTAGACGATCCGCCCCCATGCCGGGAGACCGCCGGGCTCCTCGGCGAGGGCGTAGAGCTTCTGCAGGCCGTCCAGGTCGAGCGGTTCAGGCGCCGGGTACCAGTCGCACGGTTCGGGCTCTCGGTCGTCTCCCGGCTCGTACAGGTCGTCTACGTGCGTCACGGTTGTTCCCTTCAGGGGGTCAGGGGGTGTCGATATCGGAGGGCGAGCCATATCGGGCGACGTCCTCCGCCATCGCTGCGAGGCAGCGCAGGCAGCACCCGCACGGCGTCTCATCCGGCTGCCGGGTCGTGCACCCGACCGCGCCGGCCGGGCAGTCGTGGTCAGCGGGGAGCTTCTCCTTGCACCAGCCGCAGTCCCGCATGTCCTGCACGGGCGGCATGGAAGCCACCGCCAGTGCAGCGACCAGCAGCCCCTCATCGGCGGCACGGACAGCGCCACACCCCGTACAGGCCAGCCGGGTCTCATCGGCGGCGTGCGGGTGCACCTGGAGGCAGGAGGGACAGAACACCTCGATGACGCTCACGACGCCTCCCGATCCCAGGAAGCGACCAGCCAGCCCTCGGCCGTCGCCAGAGCCGGATTGGCGTGAACCCAGTTGTGGCAGTCACGGCACAGGCACACGCACTGGGCCGGGTCGGTGATGTCGGCGCCCCTCGAACGCATGCGCGGCTCGTGGACGTCGGTAGAGCGGGCCGCATCGCAGCGCTCGCAGGCGGGACGCTCGGCGAGGAGCTCGGCGACCAGCAGACGGCGAACCCGGTACGTCGCCTCCTGCTTCTTCGATCGCGCCTTCAGCGGCGCGTTCCGCTTGGGCGGGTTGGCCTTCGCCTTGAAGCCGGCGCCGCGAGGCATCTCCGTCTTCGCGTTCAGCGGCGTCTTCCGCTGGGGCATCGGCGAGCGCTTCACAGTTGACCACCCGCCAACTGCATCTCCGCCCGCGCGGTGGACTGGATAGTCCTGCCGACGTCGATACGCGCATGCAAAGCGCGGATGTGCTCCTTCTGCAGCCGGACCGCGGCGGCGGCCTTGCCGAACACCCGCCACAACTGGTCGGTGCTCATCACTGCCGCCTGCTTGCGGTCCTCCACCGAGCCGACAGCGTCACGGAACGCCGCCGCGAACGCCACCTTGAAGTCGCCCTCGGCCTCGACAGCGATGAACTCGAGGTCTGCCAGCTTGTTAACCCCGTCGTCCAGGTCGCGGGAGAGCTGGCCGAGCTGCTTGACGATGGTGAGCATCTCGGTCACGACGACTCACCGCCGTTCATCCACTTCTCGTCAACTTCGTCCAGCGCGTTCGAGCGCTCGGCCTGCTTCGGGTTCGAGATCGTGTCCTTGACGAGCTTGTTGTGCTCCTTCTTCTGCGGGCCGGTCATCGTCCCCACGGCCTCAAGCTGCTCGTCGGTCACCTTCGACCTCGAGATGGTGCCGTCCTTGTTCCGGGGCAGCCCATCGGCGGGAAGCTCGAGCACCTTCTGTCGTTCCTTGATGGCCTCGAGCAGACGGTTCGCCGTCTCGGAGTTGATCCGCTGGCCGCGCATCGCGTCGATGACGTCCTGGCGGAACCCGCCCACATGCTCGAGGTCCGCTTCCGCGAGACGCTTCTCGAACACGCCCACCCAGTCGCCGTCCACCACGACTTGCGCGTCAGCGGCGTGCTGACGGGCAGGCGCGGCGCGCTGGCCGGCGTCCGCGACAGCGTTCTCAGCAGCGGGGTTGGCGCGGTCGCCCTTCATCCACTGCTCGAGCGCGACACCGAACCGCTGCCCGGCGTTCCGCAGCGCGTCCCCGATCAGCACCTTGACCGCGTCGGACTGCTTCGACGGACACGACCCGTAGCCCGGCCTGGTGACGCCGCAAATCGTGAGCTTGATCCAGAGGCCAACCGGGTTGCCGAAGTCGTCCAGATCAAACTTCGGAGGCGCCGCATCCAGCACCAGCTTGATGACCTCGGGCTTGCCCGTCGCGACCGCAGCAGCCATAACCTGCGGATCCACATCGCGCTCGAGCGGCTCCCACGACCACTCGGGATCGACCTCGAGCAGCCGTTCGGTGACGTGCGCGTGGCCCACATAGTCGATGTGGATGTGCCGCTCCGACACCCACGCCTGGCACTCCTCACACCGCTTCTCGTGGTGCTTGCCGCACTTCATCTTCCTGTCTGAGCACTCCCGGCAGGTGACGCGCGGGAGCTTGCCGATCTGGTCGTCCTTGAACGGCACCATCAGCTCGAGCAGTTTGCTTCGCTCGAGGTCCGTCACGCTCACTGGTTGTCGTCTCCCTCGTCGTTGGGGGTGTCGGTGTAGTCGCGCTTGCTGAGCTCGAAGTCGAGTTCCGCTTCGTGGCCGATGTCGGGTCCTTCGCCCACGGGGATGCCGGCGCGGCGGCGGGCGTAGCGGGCCACGTACGCGTCGATGGACGCCTCGGATATCCGCACGTGGTCGTGCGTCGACTCGACGTTCAGGCCTGCCCGCTGGCCGTTAACCCCCATCACGTCCTGCGCGGTCAGCAGGCGGCCTGTCTCGTTCCAGATCCGGGTGATGGTCTGGCTGACGGTCAGCCAGCGGATAGGGGGCGCCGTCACAGGTCACCGCCCAGGAAGCGGACGTACAGGCAGCGCCGACCACCGACAGTCCGCGACACGGCATCGAACTTGCCGATCAGAGCCAGCGCCTCAATACGGCCGTTACGGACGCGGGATGCGTACTGGCCGGCGGACAGGGCGTCGTTGAGGATGGCGACGCGCGCCCACTCGCCGGGCCTACGGGTCAGCTCAGAGGCGACCTCGCGCCAGGCGAGGGGCGGACCGCTGCCTACGCTGCTCGTTCGGGGCGGGTCCTCGAAGGCGACCTCTCGGGAGATAATCACGCCGCTACTCCCGTCTGTGCGGCGAGGCTCGCGGCCTTGGCCAGCGCCTCGAACACCTCGGAGTTCTCCGGTCGTGCGTCTCCCGGGAGGCGCTCGCCGTCATGCCACCGGCCGATCTCGACGCACAGGTCTTCCAGGTCTGCGGTCGCCACGCTGGGGACGGCCACCGAGGCGAACAGCCGGGCCGCCGCCACCAGCTCGCAGTCCTTACGCGCCTGCTCTTCCTCGTCCAGTTCCTGCAGCGCGACCCACAGGCGCGGGTCCTGGCCAGCGGCGACAGCCATCGCGCCGAGGACGCACACCTTCCCGGCGTACTCGTAGTTGTTGAAGCACCGGCCGCGCTGCTGCAGGACGCCGATCGTGGCGTGCAGGATCGTCTCGGCGTTCACCGCGTCTCACCGACCCGGTTCTCGAAGTTGATGACCGCCTGCCGGTAAGCGCGCGGAGAGAGGCGCTTCAGGTCCTCCCACACTTCGGTCTGGCCGGCCACGTCGGCAGGGGCGGGGATTGGGGAGGTCACTTCGACACCTCCGCCTGCTTGCGCGGGGTGCCGTCCAGGTCGAAGGAGAGCGCGTACTGGACGTCCTCGATCACGCCGACCACGACACGGCTACACACCCGGTCTGCCGTGGTGTACACCTTCACGTGCAGCGGCCCGAATCCGATCTTCACGCCGCCGTGCTTGCCGTCCGCCCACTCCTCGACCGGGGCGCCGAACTCGCGTCCCCTCTTCGCCGCGTCCACGATGAACGCGACAGGGTCCTCGCCGTACGGGGGAACGATGTTCGTGTATCGCGCCAGGTAGACGGTGGCGCGCTCCGCCAGGTCCGGGTTCGCGGAAAGGAATGCCGCCACCTGCTCGTAGGCGCGGGCGTACTCCAGCGCCTCAGCGACGGACTTGGGCTGCTCGGCCTCCGGCGTCGTGCCGGTCTCGGCCTGCTCTATCGTGGTCATTGCCTGCTCCTTGTTCATGGTCCGAACGGGTTGAGCGGGACTCGCGGGTCCGGCAGTTGGCTCTGCTGGGCCCGCACTTACGTGGTCAGGGCTGGAGGTATCCGGCGGCGATCTCAAGCGCGTCGTCGAGGTCGAGCCGCAGGCAGTGGACTGCAAACGCCTCAGCGCACGCGGCGCCGTACTCGGCGGCGGTCATGCCGCGCCCTGCTGCCGGTAGAGGCGGCTGACGGAGAAGTCAGCGGTCGGGATGTTCGCGGCGTTCGCCGGCATGGGCTTGTGCTGCTGCACTGGCCTGGCGGGCTGCGGCTTGCGGCGCTCGGCCGTCTGCTGCTTCTCGCGCGGCTTGGCCTGCTTGGGCTCCTGTGCGCCGTCGCGGATGATCTGGGTGAGCTGTTCGTCGGTCCACGAAACGTGATGGCCGATCTTCGTGCGGGGGATGTTGCCTGCCGCACCCTGCTGGTACATCCAACTGGGGCTCTTGCCGACGATCAGAGCCGCCTGGTGTACGTCGTACTTCTTGGGGGGCGTCATGCGGGCTTCCGCTCGGGCTCGCTGTCGGGTGTGAGTAGGTCGTCGATCTCGACGTTGAGCGCTGTCGCCAGTGCGGTCAGGAGGGGCGGCGAGGGCTTGTCGCCGCGCTCCAGCTGGCTGATGCGGGTGCGGTCGATCTTGTGTCCAGCCTCGCCGCAGAGGCGTGCGAGGTCCGCCTGCAGGAGCCCGCCGCGTTCGCGGTGTCGCCGGAGGCGTCGGCCGTCGAACGGGAGGCTGTTCTCCGTCTTTGCCATGGCTTCACATTAGCTCTCATGGCATCTCATCGTCAATAAAAACCTCTCATCCCTTCTCTTTTCCATCCATCACTTGAGTCATTGCCCGTAGTCAAGAGATGTCATGTGAGCTAAAGTGAGGCGACGAGCGAGCAGACGACACACGGGAGGCTCGGGTCATGCAGCCCGACCGCGAAGCTCCAGGTCGCCTAGATGCCGCGATGGACAAGAGGCGACTAGAACTACGGCCACCGCTGAAGTGGAACCAGGTCGCCGAGAGAGCCGGCCTGTCCATCGGACACCTCAGCCGCATACGTAAGGGCGAGGCCCCGATCACCAAGCTGGCGGCCACACAGATCGAGACGGCCCTTGAGTGGGAGCCGGGAACCGTCGCCCAGATCATGGCCGACGAGACGACGGACACCGCCATCCCCAGCGTCGCCCCCTTGAAGGTCGTCCCGTCTCCCGGCGACTTCGCCGCGATCGAAAACCCTTCTCCGACCGAGGCGGCGATGATCGCCTACATGGCTGCGATGCGGAAGGAGATCGAGGAGCTCAACGCGAAAGTGGACGCCCTCGCGCGCGAACGCGATCGAGACGAGCCCAGCCAGAGCAGCCGTGACCAGAAGAGGGCATAACTGCTGTCCGAAATGACAAATTGGGACATTCCGGCTTTGGAATGTCACAGAATGACCACAATCCAGTAATGGGCATAGACCCCCCAAGGGGCGCAGGCGTCACATAAAGGTCCCGACAGCCCAAACGGCGGGATAGCAAACGCTCTGCACCATCATGGGGAGGTGGAGGACGTTTTGACGTCCCCAATTAGCAACGACGCTTCTTCCTACAGGTCCATCGAAAAACTGATCCAAAAAGCGCTGGGACTCACCAGTCGATCTCTGCGCGAACAAGCCCTCGCCCAGGCGATGGCCAACACTCGGATAGAACTCGACGAAGCACGCCGCCAAGCCAGCATCGGCGGCGACGCCACAGCCACGCCCATAGAGGTCGTACAGGTGATGCGGGCCCCCAAGGGCGTGGACCGCACCGCGGTCGTCTACCACGACGGAATGGTCATCAAAGCAAGGTTGCACCCGAGCGGTAAACGTAACCCGGAACGCGAGGCCGCAGTCTGGGCCTGCATCCGTGACACCGCCATAGCTACCCGAGAGCAGCAGAAGAAATGAGCGGCGAACAGCCGGAGGAGGAATCCGGCACAGTACATGAGTACCGGCGGCAGCATTTGGAGCCGGAAATCGCTGCCATGTCCGTCGAGGTCGACGAGGACGAAAATCCGACACTGATTGTCAATATCGAGGATCCCACCGCGAAGAAGGCGATCAAAAAGGTCATCGTCTGGCTCGGTGTCCTCGGCGGCATCACCGAGTGGCTGCGGCAGTCAACCCGCCAGCAGGTCGTAGCGGTCATGGCCGGCACCGCGACGGTGGCGACCGCAGCCACCATGGCCGCCACGGACATGATCCGCGACAAGGACCAGACGGGCAGGGGACAGATCGTCACCGAGCGGATCATCACCCTGCCGCCCGCTCCGCCCGTGACCGTCACCGCCGCAGTCGAGCCCACGCCGACGAGAGCGGAGTCGACCAGCAGGGCGACGCCGCCCGCCAGCCGCCGTACCTCGCCGGTCATTGACCCCATAGCGCGTCCGGCACGCACCAGCGCGCGACCGACCCCGGCGCGGACCCGCGCCGTCAGGACGCTCTCTCCGGAACGAACCCGCGCCCCCGAACGGACCCGCGCACCAAACCCGACACGTGCAACCCGCCCGCCAGGCGACCTCGACCAGCCGGCATCCGTTCCGACCCCGACGACTCGGTCTTCAGTCCCCCTCCCGACTAGCCTCCCGACTTCCCTCCCGAATCTGGCTGAGCAGACCATCGCACCGGACCTCGATCTGCCACCCACCCTTGCCGCGGTCGGCGACGGGTGTGACGGGATCGTGCGGGTCGACCTGGATCCGCTGCTCGATGTGTGCGTGCTCGGCTAGCTTGTCCCCATACCCCCCGACCCCTGGCGAGGTCCAGATGGCACACGCGTATGTGCGCAATGGCGTGATCAACGTCCGATGGCGGAACGCTCCAGGTAAGACCCCTAAGTGGCCGTCCACCTCCCTCAACCCGGAAACTGGCCGGCCTTTCAAGACGGAGACCGAAGCGGAGAAGTGGGGCAACGAGCAGGAGGTGAAAGCCCGGCTCGGTCTCCTCGACGAGCCCGAGCCGGAGGCCGCGGATGATGACATCACCGTCAACGAGTGGTTCGTCCGCTGGTGGGACGGCCTCGATGTCGGCCTGCGAGCACGCGGCAATTACGCCTACCTGTTCCGGGCGCACGTCCTGCCGGAGTGGGGCGAGTGGAAGCTGGGGGACATCAAGGCTTCCGACGTCAACGCCTGGGAACAGCGCATGATCAAGGCAGGGTACGCGCGTGACGGTGTCGCCAGCGGCGCCCGGACGCGCCTGTCGACCCTACTCGGCGATGCGGTCACCGAGAAGCTGATCGGCTCCAACCCTGCGCTGCGACAGCGGCACCGGGGGCGCCGCTCCGGAGTCGGCACGGGGGGCCGCGGCAAGGAGAAGCAGGCGCTCACCCCGTTCGAGGCGCTGGCACTCGCCGAGCGGATGGGCGTCATGTCGGGCCGCGACGACGAGTTCATCATGGGCGTCACCATGGCGTGGGGGACGCTCCGCTACGGCGAGGCGATCGGGCTGCAGCGCGCGTACGTACGACTGGGCCAGATCCGCGTCGACTGGCAACTCATCGAAGCGGGCGGCGACTTCTACCTCGGACCGCCGAAGGACGACAGCAACAGGGATGTCGACATCCCGCCGTTCTTGCAAGGCTTACTGAACCGGCAGATCGCCTCCCATCCGGAGCGGCGGTGCAGGTGCACGCCGAAGTCGATCGACGGCCAGCAGGAGCAGCCGTGCCAGGGCGGCGGCGCGTTCGTCTTCCTGGGCGAGCGCGGCGGCCACCTCCGCAACAGCAACTTCGCGCGGCGGGTGTTCGACCCTGCGACCGATGGGTGGTACCCGACTTCGAAGGGCAGGCGCGGGACGAAGGAGCACCGGGACAAGGACCGGAAGGCCGGCGTGGCCTACAAGCCGATCCTGGTCGAACTGGATAGCCCGTGGCCGGGCTCGCCGCTCCCGGCGTGGCCGGCGGCTGTCCCGGGGCAGCCGTACGAGGCTCCGCCGGTGCGCGGCTATCAGCGGCGCCCGCTCGGGCTGGGTGTGAACGTGGCCTCGTCGCGGACGGACCTGGTGGAGTTCGCTATCGGGCGGGGGGTGGCGGTGGAGGTGGCACACCAGATGACCCGGAACGAGATTTTGGACCGGTTCGTTCGCTCCACCTATGTGTCGGAGTACGCGCCGGTCGCGTCGTGGGCGCCGATCAAGGAAGGGGTGACTCCGCACGAGTTGGCCCGGCACACGCATGCGACGTGGCTGATGGATCTGGGGACGCCGCTGCAACTCCGAGACGATCGGATGGGGCACGCGTCGCCGGAGATGCGGGGCATGCGCGGGACGTACTCGCATGTGTCACGGGAGTCGCGGGTGTGGCTGCGCGGGGAGTTGGAGCGGCTGTGGCAGGACGCGTTGGCGCGGCGGGCGTGGTTCGGTCTGCATTCTCCGGTCGCGGCGCTCGACGAGTTGCTGTCTCCGTTCCGTGACGGGAGGAAGGTTCCGGTCGCGCCTCACGAGTCGCGCGGGGAGGTGCTCCAATTCCCCGCCGTGCAGGTGGGTTAATCGACTCCGTCGCGCAAATATCGCGCACAACACGAAACGCCCGACTCCAAGTGATCTTGGATCGGGCGTTTTGCCTTGTCAGACTGGGAGCCCCCAAACGGAATCGAACCGTTGACCTTCTCCTTACCATGCAGATCCGGCCATACCGCCCACCAGGCCGGGACCGCTAAGCCGCAGGTCAGCGTACCAACCTTTATCAGCCAGTATCAGCCACGCGAGATCATTCACAGGCGACCGTCGCGCAAATATCGCGCAGCATGATCGACTCGCCACCGTCACGATCTGTCACCCGCGTTGGGCCACTCCTCCGGCGGCGCTACGAACGTCCCCAGCGACGGCACCGGACGCACATACCCCTGCGCCTCCAACTCGTCAACCGCATGCCGAGCTGTGTTCAAACCGATACCGAACTCCTGAGTCATCCTCTGCAGGCTCGGGATCTTCGTCCGTGGCGGATAGACGCCATCCAGGATCCGCTGCCGGAGAACCTCCATGAGCTGTAGCCAGCGAGGCCGTTCCGGATCCGGCACCCAATCGATCATGAAGAAACGGTAGTGATACCAGGCAGTACTCAGTCCGCCGGGAACTGCCCGGACGCGCCTGGGCATGCCTGGGCATGCCCATGACAAACGGCGGGTAGAGGGACGAAAGCGGCGGCGCGGGAAACACTCCTGCCGGAGCTGTCGGGCCCGCGCCGTCGCACCCCCACAATCACCGAGTGCGGGGACTGGGAGTGCGGGGACAAGACGCTTCCGGCAAGGGCAGCTTTCTTCCGCCTCGGGAGGGGCCATCTCTACCCGGAGGTAGAGCCGTATGTCCCGCATCCGAGAACGTTCCAAAGGCTGCACATCAAGCGGGCAAGATGCGCGTCTAACACCCCCGTCATCACCTACCCCCCAGGAGAATGCATGCGTCTCATCGCACGCGCTGCCGCCGCTGTCATCGCCGCGGCGGTCCTGCCCGCTCTCGCATTACCGGCCGGCGCGGCAGCTAAGCCGAAGCTGCCGAAGGGCACGATCATCGCGGTCGTCACCAAAATTGTGGACGGGGACACGATCGACGTCCGCCGGGCCGGACGAAGCATGCGGGTCCGACTGCTGGAGGTCGACACCCCCGAGCGGGGAAAGTGCTGGTTCTCGTCGGCGACGAAGCGGACGTCGTCCCTGCTGCCGGTCGGTAAGGCCGTCTACCTGCTGCGGGACAAGGACCCGAAAGACCAGTACGGGCGGTGGCTGTACTACGCGTTCAACGCGAAGGGTGTGCACGTCAACCGCAGCCTCGTCCGGTACGGGTACGGCAAAGCCGTCCTCTACAAGCCCAACGACCGCTACATCAGCGTGATGCGCGCCGACCAGGTCAAGGCCAAGAAGGAACGGCTGCGCATCTGGTCCGGCCGGTGCGACAAGCCCGGCGGCACCACACCCACCCCCACGCCGACGAAGACCACCAAGCCATCCGGCACCGACCCCCGGTACAGGACGTGCGGCGATGCCAACGCGGCAGGCTACGGCCCGTACCGCCGCGGGGTTGACGCGGAGTACTCCTGGTACCAGGACCGCGACGGAGACGGAGTCGTCTGCGAGCGGTAGCAGAACAGCGAAGCGGCCCCGTCTCCCCCGTGTGGAGGCGGGGCCGTGGCCTTGTTGCAGAGTCCAGAGGCGGAAGTTTCTTAAAGGTCTTCGCGAAACCTCCTGACTTGAGCCCCCTCCCGGCGTAGCGTCGAGCACACAGCCACCCCGAAGCCGGGAGACCCACATGGCCAGCACAGAGAAGATCAACGAAGCACGAACGGCGCTCGCCACCCGACTCAAAGACCTCCGCCTCGCCGCCACCATCGAGGGCCAGCGCATGACCGGTGACCGCCTCGCCACAGCTATGGGATGGGAAGGACGCAAAGCACGCATCTCCAAAATCGAGAACGGCACCCAACTCCCCACCATCGACGACATCGCAGCATGGGCGACCGCATGCGGCGCCGACGAAGAGATCCCCGACCTGATAGCGCAGGTGCGCAACATCGACAGCATGTACACCGAGTGGCGGCGCCTGGAGAAGACGGGACTCGGCCAGATCCAGGAGGCGTTCGTCGGCCTCTACGAGCGCACCACGCAGCTGCGAGTGTGGCAGCACTCCGCGGTCCCCGGCCTGCTCCAGACGGAGGCGTACGCCCGCGCCCACCTCGGGACCATCATCGGGTTCCGCGGCATCCCGGACGACCTCGATCGCGCCGTGGCTGCCCGCATGTCGCAGCAGGACAGCATCGGCGGAGTCAGACGGTTTGTGTTCCTGCTCGGCGAGCAGGCGCTCCACACGCCGATGCTGGACGCAGGCGAAATGCGTGAGCAGCGGGAGCGGCTGGCCGGCTACACCCACGACCACCCGAACGTGTCCTTGGGGATCCTGCCCCGAGACGTTCGCCCTCCGGTGATGCCGCCGGAAAACTTCTGGCTGTACGACACCGCCGAGGTGCGCGTGGATGGCGTCGCAGCGCAATTTCGGATCAAGAAGCCCGACGACATCGCCGTCTACGAACAGGCATTCACCGCGATATCCGAGGTGTGCCTGTATGGGGAGGCCGCCAGGAGACTGATCGACCCCAACGGCTGATCTTTAAGAAACAAATCGAAACTTCGTTGAGCTGCAACAAGGCACCTCTCTAACGTCAACGGCGAACACCTTCGCAGGCCAGGCACTCGGGGACCGCGCCACCCGCCTGGCCCGACGCGACCTCCATCCCGTCGCTCGTGAGGAAATCGCCGTGTCCAACGACGCCTCTACCCAGGCCGCCCTCGACATCCACAGCGCAGTCGCAAGAGCCGTTACAGCCTCCCTCGCTGCCGCCGCCCGCGAGCCGTTCGAGCTCCGCCAACTGGCCGCACTCCAGAGCACCTACCCCGGCTGGAACATCAGCCGCATCCGAGACGAGTCCGGCCGACAGCGGTGGCTCGCCATATACGGCGGCCCCTTCACAGGCGAGATGCGAGCCGCCGGCGCGGCCACCACGATCCTCAAGTCGGACGCTGCCACCCTCACGGAGGCCCTCGCGTGGCAGTCGGCACTCGTCGGCGCCGTGACCGCGATACATCAGTCCTCCGGCACCGAGACGTAGCTGCCGCTCTACTCCTCAGCCGCCCGAAGCTTCTCAGCGGCGCCCGCCAGCACGTAGCTGCCAGTGCCCCGCTCGGTCTCCACCAGACCGGCCTCGCGCAACGCCCGATGCACCTTCTGGGCGACCGTGTTCGACATGTCCCACTCGGTCATGAGCTCGTGCACCGTGGGCACCCTGTCACCAGGGGCCAGCTCGCCGGCGCGGATCTGGTCGCAGATCGACGCGTATGCCTGGCGCCACTTCGACCGACTCGGATGCATGCGATCAAGGCTCGTGTGCCGTACCAGGGTGGACATAGCAACACGTAGACGCCCCGTAATACACATGGGGATGGTTTAAGACACCTTGACGTGGCAGTCTTGGTGCCTGACATAAATCGGGCTCGGCAAGCGCGCGAACGCTCACCGAGCCCTGATCGCACACTGGAGGTGCGACATATGAACCAGCCTAACCCGGCGCCCAAGATCCCAGAGTTCAACGTCTGGGAAGACGGCGAAGGCTTCCACGCCACGTGGGCGAAACCGCTCGACACTACCGAGACGTACGCGCGTATCCCCGAGCAGACCGACGCCCGGAACATCGCCCAACTTGAGGCCGACTGCGCCTGGCTGCGCATCCGCCGGGACCTCGTGACCAAGTCCGCCTGGCGGCGCACAGCAGAGATTCCGTTCCGGACGGGCGACCCGACGTGACGTACCGGCTGGTCCAAGAGGACAACGGCATGTTCTGGATCTACGACAACGGCCTGCCGCACTCCCGGTACGGGATCATCCCCGCCGACGACGAAGAGCGCCAGGTGCTCGAAGCGGTGCCCGATCTGCTGAACAAGCAGCCGCAGGACCTGACGCTCAAGCGGAAGGCGTACTACCTCTACGTGACCAAGCTGTGGTGACGCACCACCCATAGACAGCCCGATTCCCGTCCGCTGGCAGCTGCGGGAGTCGGGCGTTCAACCCGGTCCTAGCGCGGACACGGGAACGCTGGCGGTCCTGCCCTTCCGACTAGAGGGGACGGAGGGCAGGGCCGCCGCATCTACAGGAGGGAGTCTCCGTGAACAACTGGCCGCACCACCCCCAACGTCCTACCGTCAGGGACATGAGCCCCACAGACCGTGACCACTTCGCTGCGATCACCACCCCCCGTGGGAGTGTCGTGAGCATCTCGTTCCTCACCGCCGAGCAGGCCGGCGATGTCACCGACCAGTTCGAGCCGCCCGCCGAGCCACTCGCGCCGATCGAAGCCGGCAAGGAAACCCAGCAGTGCAGCAGGTGCAGCGGGGCCGGCGGCTGGAACGAAGAGGTCAGGACGAAGACCGGCAAGGGCGGCGAGGTCGTCACTCAGCGCTGGGTGAGCTGTAGGCCCTGCGGCGGCACCGGGCGAGTCTCGAAGTAGAGCCCCTGTACGCGACGGCCCCCGCCTACGAATCCCGGGCGGGGGCCGTCGTCATCGCTGCGTCTTGATCAGTCCAAACTCGGGCCGCGCGTCAGCGCGGCAACGGTCACATGAGTAGTTCTCTGAGTAGGTGGAGTGAGTAGTTGGGTGGAAGTGACTTCCGGTACCTGCGGAACTCATTTCCGGCACCTACCGGAAGTGGCTTCCGGTAGCCCTGGAAGTGGTTTCCGGTACTGGAAGTCACTTCCGGCACCGAACGCCCGATCACCAGTCGTCTCCGCGCGACAGCCGGAACATCTTCCAGACCTCCTCATTGCCCTGCTTGCTCCACACGGGCTTGCCCGACTCCGCCATCCGACGATTCCAGGCGTCGTAGCACCACGGCTCGTCGCGGCCCTTGGTCTTGCGTGGCGCCGGACAGAAGACGAACTGGCGGACGTTGAACGTCACCCGGCCGTCATCGGTGAGCGTGCAGTTGCCTTGCGGGTTGATGAGCTTGTCGCAGTGCTGGCAGGTGAACTTCTTCGATCGAGGGCCGAGGATTGGCAGGTTCGCCCAGTTGTCCGGGATGACCAGCTCGTACTCGTCGGCCTTGCGCGCGTGCGCGACCGCGTGAGACACGCGCTCGGCCAGCCCCAGCCCTCGGATCACCGCCCACGCGGTTCGGACCGTACGTTCGCTGTAGCCGGTCTCTCGGGCGAGCCGCTCGTTGCTGGGATGGCAGGAGGTGCCGTCGAACAAGTCTGCGTAGTCCATCGCGGACCGAGCCACGAGCTTGACGGAGGATTCCACGAGAAGAATCCGGATAAGGCTGTTCCATCGAGCGACGAAAGGCTTATCGTCGTCATCGGGTCGAATCACAGTTGCTAGTGCCTTAGCTGAGCGGTGAAGGAAAGCAACGAGACCCGGAACCCTCGCAGCGCGCGGCGAGCCGTACGGTGGCCAGCGCCCGCGCCAGGTTCGGATCGATGGCCGACCGGAGTGTTGGCGCACCCGGCAGCCCCGCAGAACACGAAGCCCCCGTCCTATGGCGGGGGCTTTCGTCTTGTCGGTTACTCGGCGTCTTCGTCGCGGCGGCGCGGGCGGCGCAGGATCGCGAGGATCTCCTCCTGCGACATCGCGGCGATCCGCTCGATCTCTTCCTCGGTAGGCCGCTCGGGCAGCTCGGCGCCGGGCACGCGCAGGAACCAGTCCACGAGTTGGCTCATGACTTCGGTGCGGTTGCTCTTGACCGACAAGGACGCAATGCCAAACCGCCCCCACTTCAGGGCGCCCATTCTCATGCTCTGCTTCGGCGTCTTCGGTTGGTTCGGCACACGGTAACCGTAAGTGCTCATGGTCTCGGTTGTCATTACGCCTCCAGGGTTGAGGTGGGGGGACACCTCAGGTTAGGGTGGGGGGACACCTAGAGTCAAAGGGAGTCGGTACATGAACGGCGAGGGCGCTCACTCTGTACAAGACCCGGATTGGTGGGCGTGGATCTGGACCCATATCTCCCCCTACCTCCCGCCCGTGTGGGTGTGGTGGATCGTCGGCGGCGCCTGCTGCGTCGTCGCCACCTGGCTGCTCACCCGCAAGCTCCTGCGCACAAGCGGCAAGGCGTGGACCGCCGGTAGGGCGTACCTGTCCAGCCGTTCCATCGAGGACGTGCTGACCGTCGTGGCCGCCTCGATCGCCACGGGCGTCTCCGCTCAGGGCATGTGGCGGTTCGCCGAAGACGTGCTGCACCTGCCGTTCGTGCTGCGCATCCTGCTGTTCGCGTTCATCGAGGTGGCGATCGTCACCAGCGCGGTGCGGGCCCGCCGGAACATGCGGGAGAACTTCTCCGCCGGCGTGGACGGCATGGCCGTGTGGGCTCTCACCGTCCTGACCGCGGTCCTGTCCAGCATGGACGCCCGCAGCCTGCCCGAGGCCGTGTTCAGGCTCGCCGCCCCGCTGGTCGCAGCGTGGTTGTGGGAGCGCGGCATGGCCATCGAGCGGCATCGCATCCGCGGCACCGGGCGGATCAACTGGCGTCTCACCCCCGAGCGCATCATGGTGTGGGCCGGCGTAGCGGAGGCGCGGGACCGCACCACGTCCGAAGTAGACGCGCACCGGCGGATCACTCGTGTCGCTCTCGCAGCCAAGCGCGTACACCAGCTCCGACAGGCAGGCGTCTCCGACCGCAAGCTAGCTCGCGCCGTCGCGCGGCGGGACCGGATGCTCGACCGGGCAGTGGAACACACCGGCCTCGCCCGTGACGCCTCCACGCAGAGCGCACTGCTCGACATGGTGACGACACTCGGCGGCGGCGACGACCTGTCCCGGAAGCTCGACACCGCGTCTCCGCCGTGGGCGCATCTCGACCATCCGGCCGTCACCGGCAACGCGCGGCACGCCGAGGCCGTCGAACTGGCTGCCGCGCTGCGCGACCACACCGAGGCGCTCAAGGAGCGCGGCGACGCCGAACTGACCGCCACCATCGTGTCGCTCGCCACCTACGTTGCCGGGCGCGATGGGCTACCGGCGCCAGTCCTGTCACCAGGCCCCTTCTCGGCCGCCGAACGGGGCGATGTTCGCCCCGCCGACGGCGCCCCCGCCGTCGGCCCCGATCGACCGCAGCCCGTCCTGGAACTGGCTCCCGAGACCGACGCGCACGGCGCCGAGGAAGGCCAAACCGAAGACAGTGGCGAGGACAACGACACCGACCGGAGCAAGCCCACCGAGCAGGACAATCAGGCAGCCGAGGAGTGGATCCGCCGTCGGTGCCGCGGTCAGAACGGTGTCGGCCAGAAGCCTTCGCCGGCCGACGTCCGGGAGCGTCATGGGTTCTCCCACGGGTGGGCTCGCCGCCGGATCACTCAGGTGCAGTCCCGGATGCTCTCGCAGGGGTACGTGTTCGAAGACAACGGGCTGGTGCTGTCGCCGGCGCGGGCGTCCGAGAGTGTGGACGCTGCCGAGCGCGGCGAGGTGCCGGCATGAGTCCCACCGCGGTGACGTTCGCCACCGTCGTCGCTGTGCTGTTCGCCGCTCACCAGTTCGGCGGCCACTGGTACGGCCAGACTCCACCAGCAGTTCTCGGCAAGGCCGACCCCCAGTGAGAAAGGACCAGCGCATGAGCGAGCAGACCCCCTTCCAGTCGGTGCCCAGGTCGAACAGGAAGCCGCCCGCCACCGCCCCGCCCGCGCCCTCACCGCGAGCCGCACAGCCGCCCGCGGTACACAGCCTGCTGATCGTCGCCGCCGTGATAGGCGGCGCCATCTGGCTCGGCCTGCGGCACGCCGCAGTCGATCCGGCCCAGGCCGGTGCCGCAGGCGGAGCGGTGTTCGGGCTGCTGGTCGGCGCCGCACTGCCCGGCTGGTGTCAGCGGCTCGGTGACCGGCTGGGCATCTCCAAGCGGACGCGAGGCCGGCGATGAGGACCGCCCGGCGGTGGGTGGCCTACATCCTCTGGCTCGTGGTCGCCGCCCCCATTCACGTATGGATCATTTCGTTGCAGCGCCTCGGTGTGCTGGTGGGTGAGGCGCTGGTGTGGCTGGTCGACCTGGCCGCCGCGCTGGCCGGATGGCCGCCCGCCCGTGTCCTGCTCACGCGTGCGGCGAGGCAGGCGGCCGGAGCTGCCGCCCACGAATTTCGCCCCCCGTCCTGGAGATCAGCATGACGATTCGCGGTAAGCGCATGGTGTGGAAAGGCCGCAACCACACCCGGAAGAACAAGGGTGACCTGCGGGCACTGTTCGCGATCCCGATGACGTCGCCGTCTGCGGTGGCCGACTTCGCCGACCAGCTGCGCGCCGTAGGGATGCGCCTGGAGGTGGGCGTCGAAGGGTCGATCGACGACCTTGATGACAACCTCGTCGCGATGATCCGCGAGACCTACAAGATGGGCCGGATGGCGGCCCGGTACCGCACCCGCCGGGTCCGGCAACGCGGTGAGGCGCTGCAGAGGCTGGCGGAGGCGTTCGCCAAGAACGCGGTCAAGTTGAACAGGGAGTTCGAGCAAGTCCTGGCCGCGCTGGAGGACGACGAAGAGCGCGATGCCGCCAAGAAGGGCAAGAAGACGACCCGCCGCACGCCTCGCCCGGCGTTCAGCCTGGATGACTGAGGGACGACATGAGCAGGGTCGAACAGCCCAAGGAGTCCACACGATCGCAGGTCACCCACCGCTACGTCTCCAAGACACTCCCGATCATGGCGGGGCTGATCTCCATCGTCGGCTACGCGGGGCTGATCGGCGTGACAACGGCATTCACGCCCAACACGCCAGCGGGGCGAGTCGTGCTGATGGTGCTGGCCGCGGTGCTTTCAGCGTGGGCATGGGCCGCAGCCAAAGCGCGCCCCCGCAAGGTACGGGTTCACCTGGCGCTCACGGCCGGCGCCGTGTCTCTGGCCTGTCTGGCGCACGAACTGATCGAGTTCGCCGCCATCTGGCAATGGAGCGCGCTGTTGTGGCTGGCGCTCGCCGTGTCGTGGGTACTGCACATCCTGGTCGAGGAGTCGGCGCGCGACCCCCAGGCGGCCGGACCTAAAGCCATCGCCAGCGCAGGCGACCCTCTGCAGGCGGTGTTCACGCTGGCCGCCCACGAGACGCATGCCGAGCCGCTCGCGGTGCGCACCACGAAAGCGACCCCGCACAAGATTTCAGGAGTAGTGACGCTTGAGGCCGGCGACGACGCCGAGCAGTTCCTGAAGGACGGCGGCCTGGCCTCGGTCGAGTCCGGAGCGAACCTACCGCCCGGATCGCTACAGGGTGACCCCTCGCGGCACTCACGCCGTGAGGTGCACGTGAACCTGTCAGACCCGACCGCACTCGACACCCCGCCGCGCTGGCCCGGCCCCTCCCGGCCGGGCGCGTCAATCGCCGACCCGATCCACCTCGGCCTCTTCCAGACTCTCGACGTGTGCGAGGTGACGCTGATCGGCGGGCACGTCGCCATCACCGGCACGTCCGGCGCGGGCAAAGGCTTCGGCGGCGCGTGGGGCGCCCTCGGCGAGGCGATCACCCGGCAGGACTTGGCCGTGTTCGCCGCCGACCCGGCCAAGGACGAGCAGACGTTCGGGCCGCTGGCCGCGGCGATGCACGTTGTGGAGTACACGTCCGGCGGCGGGGTGGCCCTGCTGGGCGACCTCAACGCGGAGATTCCGCGCCGGACGGCATGGCTGTCGGCGCGCAAGTATGCGACCTGGCGTTCAGGGTGCGGCCTGAAGTACTGGCTGGTGTGGCTGGAGGAGTTCCCACGCCTGGTCGCCGAGATGACCGACAGGGAGTGGGAGGACTTCAAGCTGCTGCTGAAGGAGATCCGCTCAGCCGGCGGGACCGTGGTCATCAGCCTGCAGGACCTTCACCACAGCGAGGTCGACGACATCGGCGTCATCCGCGGACAGCTCGGCCGGTGGACCTTCGGCATGATGGGCTGGGAGCAGGCCAAACGGTCACTGTCGGACCGGCAGAAGTCGTTCGAGCTGGCCCCCGGCGGGGCGCCGCAGGACTGGCAGACGAACTGTCCCGGCCGGTCACTGATCGACCTGAAGGGCATGCCGGCCGAGCTGGTGACGGTGCCGCTGCACACGTGGAACTGGGGCGAGGACGACGCCGAGCGTTACGCCACGATGGAGGCGCACGTCGCCGGGCACACCCACACCAAGGACCTGCCCGACGACGAGTTCACGGCGAGGATCGTGGCTAAGGCGCGGCAGCGGTCAGAGGCTCACGGCGATGACCTCGACGACGAGGAACGCCAGGACATCCGCGGCAGCCAGGAGTCGACGAGCGTCGGCGAAGCCGACCATGTCCTGCGCGAGGCCGGCATCTATCCGGAGCCGGGAGACGACGGCATCGACCCGCGCCAGCCGGTGGTGTCGACGGCAGACCCGGCGATCACCTTCCCTGGCCAGCCGGAGCCTGAGCCGCAGTTGACGCCCGAGCTGGCGCGTCGGCGGCTTCTGGAAACGCTCTGCGAGTGGGCGGTCGAAGGCCGGACCGAGTTCGCGACCGCCGACATGCGCCCGATATGGGAGGCGGCCGGCTACACCCGCCAGTGGGCGCAGAAGGCGGCGCACAAACTGCACGACGACGGACTGCTGCTCCGCGAGGGCGGCGTGTGGGTCCTGATTCCGGAGGCGCTGCTGAGGGCCCGCGAGCGCCAGATGGCGGAGGTGTAGCCGGGTGGCACTTCTGGAGCGTGGCACCCCGTAACGGGCCGGACGCGAGGGTTACAGGTCAACGGGGTGCAACGCGCCCGTGGCAGCCCATCGTGGCACCTCCGTGGCAGGGACCGTTGCACCCCCCGTGGCACCCCCTGAGACGCCCCTCACTCATCATCCTCACCGCTTCACCCCCAAGGCAGACAGGAGCCACGCAGATGCTGATCGACATGCTCGACACCCTCACCCAGGCCGCAGCCGCCACCTCGTGGATGGACGGGGCACTGTGCGCCCAAGCCGACCCAGAGGAGTGGTTCCCCAACCCCGGTGAGCACTCCCAGGCTGCGAAGGCGATCTGTGACGGCTGTCCGATCCGTCAGGAGTGCCTCGACTACGCCCGCGCCGAGGACATCCGGTGGGGCGTTTGGGGCGGCCTGACCGCCAGCGAGCGCCTCCCCGATCAAGACCTCGCCGCCTGACCGACCAGCCCCCTCCACCACTCGAACAGAGGAGACAGCATGGCCAGCGACAAGCCCAGACGGCGGCCCAGGATCAGGCAGACGGCGAAGGTCGTTAACAACACGACCGGCCCCGTCCGGATCGACGGCGTCATCGCCTACGACAGCGACGGCAACCCGGTGGGGCGGGTCGGCGTTGAGGCGCCGGGCGACGAAGACGTTGCGGAGTAGTCCGTGAATGCGTGAGAGCCCTGGGCGGCTTCCCCACTGCCCGGGACTCTCGCATGTCCAGACTATGCCTTTATGTCCGTTTCGGCGTAGTGTGCTGGCGTGGCAACCTGGCACGGCCCCGGCGGCATCGAAGTGGAGCCCATCATCCTCAATGATCGGCCACGCCTACGCGTCACCCAGACCGTAAACGGCCGCCGATACCTGCTCGGCTACTGCGCCACCGTCCGCCAGGTGGCCAAGCACGTAGACCTAGCCGACCTCGTCGAGGTCATCCCGCTCCGCCGCGGCGTCGCGTAGCACCTTCTCCGCCGCCTGCCGGCTGTCCACCGTCGCCCACCACGGGTGGGTCTGGATCTGTACGGCCAGCCGGCGGCACTCGTCCTGCGCTGCCCGCCACTCCTGCCGCTGCTCCTCCGTGGATGGTTCTGCTTCCTGCGCGCGTACGGCTGCCTCTGATGGCATGGCACGGCCGAGGGTGGCGAGACGCTCCTCAGCGTCCTGGAAGTCGCGTCTCATCTGCAGCAGGTCTTCAGGTGGGGTGTAGGCCATGGCCCGGATCGTAGCCGGGCAGTCGTCCACACCTGCGCCCGGCCTGCACATACACCGATCGAAGGAGGCTCGCCCCGGCCATGCCACGCCGCAGGGACTACGGTTGGGGCTCCACGTTGTCTCGACCGTGGGGCATCTTTTTGCAACCTGTCGGCGTAGCGTTTCCTATCGTTCCCGCGATCTCGTAAGAGCAGGGAAAACAACCCGGAGTGATCGCCCTGTACCAGTGCAGGTCAGTGTTTTCTGTCCCCAGACGAGGTTATGTTGACAGCGAGAGACCAAGTCGAGTGGCTCATCGGGGGTCGAAGAGGAGGTCGTGATGGCGTTACTGCACCGTACGGAGCAGGACCAACCAGAAGTCGAAGTCATAGAGCTCACGGGCGACGAGTACCAAGAAGCCCGGAGCAATGCCCTGAGCGAACTCGGGGTCACCTATGACGAGTTGGCGCGACAGGCTAAGGAACGCAGGTTCGCGTCGCTCAAGCACCGGAAGCTCTGGCTCCTCATCCGCGAGTATTGATGTAGCGAAGGTCCACCAGGAGGCTCGTAAGTTCGGCGAGTACGTCCAGCACACGCTGAACGCCACCGTCTGTGATCACGCGAGGATCACAGCGATGGTCTCCCCGCGAGATCGCGACATCGTCATCGTCGCGAAGGGGCTGTCCAAGACATCCCTGGATAGCGAGTCCTTCCCCCTTCGCCCCGTACCGCGCTCGGCCATCCGCGCCTGGATGGATCTGTCCTTCCGCTTCTGCTACGACCCCGAAGGCGAGTACTTCACCGTCCTATCGTCCTTCGTCGCGATCTACGGCGACGAACAAGGCGACACATGCCTCTGCCACTTCGACTACGAACGCAACAAGGCAGACGGCTACCCAGAAGCACACATCCAGGTGTACGGGCAATCGCCCGTCCTGGACTCCTGGGGAGGCCCCCTGCTGGAGCGTGGCCTCCACCGCCTCCACTTCCCCGCCGGCCACCGCCGCTTCCGCTGGTGCCTCGAAGACGTCATCGAGTTCGTCATCGCAGAGAAGATGGTGGACGCCAAACCCGGCTGGCAGGACGTCATCGAGCCCGGCCGCAAGATGTTCCATCAGATGCAGCTGAAGGCCGCCATCCGCCGCGACATCGATACGGCGATCAACTACCTGGAGGACGAGGGGTACACGGTGACCCCACCCCAGAAGCGGTAGCCGTACAACGCAAAGCAGCCCCCGCCCGGGTCCGTAGACCAAGGCGGGGGCTGCTCGCTGCAGGGCGACGACGCTGACAGCGGAAGATTTGCTCCGCCAAGTCGACATCCCCGGCAAGGGGCCGTCGAACCGCCCGATCAGGAGAGGCGCAGGAACATCTCCAATAGCCCCTTCCGATCGAGCTCTTGCCGGTACACCGCCGGACAGCCATCGCACTGCACGTCGTCGCCATCGATGAAAAGGGTTACCGCCTCGCATTCCTGGCAGTACACGGAGGCGAAGCCGCAGCTGTCACAGAAGCCGGCCAGCACGACACGGCCGTCCTCATCCCGCCACTCGCGCATGGAGACGTCGCCGTGCCGGCAGTTGTTAGCAGGGCACGCGACGGAGCTAGGACTTGAGGTCATAGCCTCATTACCTACCAGGCCTCGGCCCATCACAAGAGGCAGACAGCACGAACGGCCCCCACCGTCCGTAGACGGTGGGGCCGTTCGCATCACCCGGGGAGGGTGGCACTCGCCCACCAGAAGCAGGCGAGGGGATCCGCCCGCCGCTGTACCGCCGTGCGGCGGGTGTCACAGATTCCTGTGGCAGAGGCGGGTCAGTCCGAGCACCCATCGGGATAGGCGAACCAATGCCAGCGGTTCGCGCCGGACCTGAACCGGGGACGGTAGCCGCTGGCGGGCCGCCGAACCGGTGGCGCTCCGAACGCTACCCCGATGGGTGCTCGGACGTACCTTCTCAGGGTAGCGCTCAGGCGCTGGTGACCGCCGTCTCCTTCGGCTCCTGGTTCTGCCGCAGCATCAGCGCCAGGACTGCGGCCAAAGCCGCGATGAGGACGCCCTGCTGAGTGGTGGTGAACGTCAAGCCCGGAAGCCCGAACGCCACGATGCCCGTCAGGACGGTCTGGGCCGCGCCCGTGATGGCTGCTACGACGAACGGGCGCGTGGTCAGCGCCACGATCAGTGCCAGCACACCGTTCGCGATGGTCATCGTGTAGTCGGCGGCGTCCCCGGTCAGGGTTCCGAACGCGACCAGGACCGCGAGCAGGGACTGCAGGCCGTACAGGATGGCCGCAGGGTCACGGCCGAGAATCTTGAACTGCATGACAGCCTCCTACGGCTTGACGGTGTAGCCGCCGTTCCAGTCCCAGGACTTGCTGGAGTACACGTCACCGTTGGCCTTGCTCACCCAGGCCGTGTCGGCGTCGTTGTTGTAGAACTGGCCAGCGGTGCCACAGTCGGGGTCGCTGTTGGCGAACAGCTGGTACTCGTTACCGTTGACTTTCCGGTCTCCGCCCCACCTGCGTCCGTTGAAGACGGTCACGAACTCGCCGTTGGCGATCGTGGTGGTGGCGTTGTCCGGCAGGTTCGTGACCTTGTACGTGTTGCAGCTGTGGGAGTCTCCCGCCACCGTCTTGGCGTGAGCCCAGTTGTCCTCGACGAGGACGTTCGCGACGTCGATGGAACCGCCGGACACGTTCTGGAACTTCACGAACTCGCGGTTCCGGTTCGCGTAGGTGTCCACACCCATGGCGTCGGTACCGACCTCAACAATCTTGAGGACGGTGCCAGGCACGTCAGCGGCAGTGGAAGCCGCGGTAGCGGACGACGGTACGCCGGCCATGACCGCCGCGGTGGCGAACGTCGTGACCAGGATCAGGGACTTGTTGATGCGCATTGAGGGTGACTCCTCGGATGGGTGACATGCGAAGAGGCGGCCCGCATCTGGCAGGTCCGCCTCGGGACGACTCTCAACGGAGAGCCGGTTAGTTGGCCTCATCAATGAGGCCGGGGATACGCCCGTCTCCGGGCTCGTGCTGCTCTACGGGCTCGGGATGCCGCGGCAGCCACGTCTGATACGGCCAGTACTGCAGCCAGAAGCTGGTCACTTTCCGAGCGCGGCCAGGACCGCGTCCAGCTTCTCGTCCAGATCGTCGAGGCGGGACTTGATGCGGTCCTGCTCCGTCTCCAGCTCCTGCAGGACGGCGGCCGGCGAGCGCTCCGACTCGGTCTTCTCGCCCTTGTTCATTTTGATCCGGGCGTCATGCCAGACAGCGTTAACGTCCACGTCGTCCTCCTCGATGGTCTTCGAGCCGGTGGGGCTCTTGGTGAAGGTGCCGTCCCGGACCAGCCGGTACAGGGTGTCGCCGGGGCATGAGGTGCTGTAAAAGTCGCGGTGGCCTTTCACCGCGGCGCCGAGTCCGCGGCCCATCAGATACGCCCGCAGTTCGCGCACCGCTTCGATCTGCGGCGGCGGCGGCTTCTCGCCAGGCCCCGACATGAGCGTCACGCTGTACCAGGTGGTGTTACCGCCGGGCTGGGCGGCCTGGGCGTGGTTCTCGCCTCGGCCCTCAAACACGAACCCGTGCGGGCACGCCCCGAAGCTGTATCCGATGTCGACCCACTGCCGGTTTGATCCGGTGTGGAATTTGCGGGTCCGCCGCCAGTAGTCGACGCAGGATGCGTGCGGCTTGCTGGCGAGGCCCTGGTCGGACCCGTCGTAGTGGATGACTAGGCCTTGCCGGGGTTTCGCGTAGGCGGCCCCTGTCGTGCCCCAGCCGAACTCGGCACGCTTCACAAGCTGCATTTGTCAGCCTCCCGGCTCACAGGTGTAGGTGGTGGATCCTGGCTCTGTTGGCGTGCACCGGTAGGTGATGCCGAGGTGGGTGAACGTCCAGGAGGTGGGTGGCGGGCCGGGTTCGCCGCGCGGCCCCGGGTCGCCCTGTTCGCCCTTCGGCCCGGCGGGTCCGTCTTTACCGTCGCCGCCGTCTGCGCCCTTGTCGCCCTTCGGGCCGGGTGGGCCAGTGACCGTCTCTCCTGGCTCGCCCCTGGGGCCGGGGCTTCCCGCCACGCCGGCGGGCCCCTGCGGGCCTACAGCGCCATCTTTCCCGTCCCTGCCTGGTCTTCCCGGCGGGCCACTCGGACCCGGCGAACCACGCGGGCCGACGATCGTCTGCCCCGGCGGACCAGGCTCTCCACGCTCCCCCGGAGGGCCGGCGGAAGGCGATACAAGCGGCACCCCGCCCATCCGTTCCACCTGCTCAGACAGGATCTGCCCGTCTTCCTCGGCCTTCCGCAACTGCTCACCCAGCGCGTTGATCTGGATGGACGCCCACACTCCGAGAAGTGCGACCATGCCCGCGATCGCAATGATGATCCAGTTGCGGCGCACCCGGCGCACATGCTCGCCCATCACGAGCCACCTCGCGCGGCCATCCAGATCTGGACCACGATGGACACCATCATGAACAGCGCGGGCAGCAGACCTGCGTACACGGCCTGGCGGACGTTCGTGCCGCGCTTCTCCGTCGCCTGGTCGATCGACGCTTTGAGAGCCTTCAGGTCCTCGGTGAGTTGCCGCCGCATCTCCACGACGTCGGCTTCCAGCTCGGTGAAACGCCGGTCGTCGAAGCGTCGATCGGCTGTGTACTCGGTCCTTTGGACGAGTTGCGTCAGTGACATGGTCACCTGGTCGATCCGGCGGGAGAGTTCGCCCGGGGATGGGGCATCGGTCACGTCACTCCTCGCCGTAGAAGGTGTGCCGTCCGCCGGCACCCTCAAGCGGCGGACGGCACGATCAAGGGGTGTCCGGATGTGGACATGCGCGGGATGTCATCCGGGGGGATGCTTGGGGCGTCTCATTCCGCCACTACAGCCGCCGTCGCTAGGAGTCGTTATGGGTTATCCGCCGCCGGATCCTCGTCAGCCGCGCAAGGTGAAGGCGGTGCACAAGCAGCGCGGGTTGAGTGGCATGTCGCATGCGACGCATCTGGTGTTGACGGTGTGCACGTGCGGCGTGTGGGGGCTGCTGGTCTGGTTGCCGTGGTGGCTGTTCAGGATGGTGTTCCGGAAGAAGCGGAAGACCACCTACTACTACCGGTAGGGCTAGCTGGCTGCGTCGGCGCGGAGTTTCTCCAGCTCGGCGGCAAGCTGGTCGCGTTCGGCCATGAACTGCATGGCGATGGCCTCCCACTGCGCGGCCAGATCGAGAGCGGTGTTGCGCTGCTGAGCAAGCAACGGCGCAACGGCTTCGACCGGGACGGAAAGCCGCTGGTCAGGCTGCTGGTTGTTCACGGGACTCCTTCAGCGTGTACGAGAGATACGGCGCGGTGCCGTGGACGTCGATCTGGTCGCGGCGAGGCTCCACGAGCATGTCCCCGGCGTCGGCCCGGACAGCCTTCACGATCCATGTCACGTGCAGGCCGGGGCCGCCGTGGATGGTGAACTGGCCGTCCGTCGGGTAGGTGGCGGACGCGTTCCTGATCCCGTCGACGCAGGTGTTGACGGAGACGGCGCGGCCGGTCTTCAGGGTGAGCGCCTCGAAGTAGCCCGGCAGCGTCACGACCGCCTTGCCTTGGTTGTCGAGGACGACGTCACCCCAGTACTCGACGCCGGCGTGCGGAGACTCGGTGCAGGCGTGGACAAGGTAGCGGTCATCGTGGACGGGGTGGTCGATGATGAACGACTTGTAGGGGCTGCCCATGATGTACACGTCGGTGTCATCGATGTGAATGCCGTGCAGGCCGCCGCCCGCTGTCCTTCGGTACAGGGACACGCCGCCGACTCCGAGCTCGAAGTAGCCGCCGAGAGCGTTACCGGAGAGGTTGTTCCAGGCGTCCGCCCTGACGAATCCGGGGTAGACGTGGAGTTCGCTTCTGGCGTTGCTCCAGGTGCTGCTCTGCATCGTCATGCCGATGTAGTCCGTGGTGGTGTCCACGCTCGCTTCGATCTTCGCGAAGGACGATCCCACGGCGGGCATGAACCTGATGACGGGCTGGCTCGCCCCCGAGGGGTTGAAGACGATGCGCTTCCCGGTGAAGCCTGTGGACACGGTGCCGACCATGGTGACGTTGCCGGTGGCTGCGTCGATGTCTACGGTCTGCTGGCTGCTGCTGTTGTAGGCGGCGAACCCGTCCCCGTCGAGCTGGATGCGTGCCCCGGACGCCGCCGACCTCAGCTCGAAAGAGCCGTCGGTGTCCAGATGCACCGTCCGCGTGCCGCCGGAGTTGTAGAGCTGAAGGCCCGAGGTGTTGGACAAGTCAACGCGCGCGCCCGTGGTTGCGCTGCGCAGCGTGAACGAGCCGGTATTGAGCAGGGAGACGAGTTCGGTGCCGCCGGAGTTGTAGCCGTGCAGCCCGGTCTGGTTGAGCTCGACCCTCTGCCCCGAACTCGCCGTGCGGATGGACGCGCCCAACAACCAGTTCGCTGAGATGGTGCCTGCGGTGACCTTGGTGACGGTCAGGTCCGAGATGTGCGCGCTGTCGATGAGCGTCGCGGTCGCGGTCGCCGCCGTGGACGGGTCGGATTTGTTGCCCGCCTGGTCGACGGCGATGACCTTGACGTAGCGGATCGTCGTCTCGGCGACGTCGACCGTGCCGACAGCCGGGATCAGGCCAGCGATCATGCCCGCGTTCGCGGCGACCTGGCCCTTCAACGTCGTATCGTCCGGCGTGAAGGAGCCGACGCTGCCAACGTGCACTTCAAGATGGGAGAGGTCCAACTCCAAATTGAACGTGCCACCGCTGGCCTTGCCGAGCGTGTGCGTAATTTGGATACCGATCAGCGACCCGGCCACCGTAGGTGGAGCAGGCGTGCTCGGCGGGATCGTGTCCGGGTTCGCCGTCGCCGTCTCTGTGGCGCTCCACTCGCCCTGATTCCCGGCCAGATCAACAGCGCGGATCTGGAAGTCGTAGTCCACGCCCGGCGACAAGTCGAGGATCTGCGCCTGCAAATCGCCCCACGGCGCGAACTCGGTCTGCCACGTCGTAGCAGGTGAGACGCCGTACTTGATCTCATAATGCGAGCCGTCCAGGATCGTGGATCCGTCGGCGTTGAGGGGCAGCAGCCAGTTCACTAGGATCCGAGCGCGCGAGCCCCCCAAGGCGTCCAAGTAGACGCCCGTCGTAAACGGAAGGTCCCAAGACACAGCGCCCGGAATGGTGGTGTCAGGGATCGGGCGCGGCCCCACCGGTTCGGTGCCCGCGTTGGTCAAGCTACGGCTGAGTTCGCCCACACCGATCGTCGTAGACCCGGACTCCGGCGCGAAGTAGTTGCTGAGGTTGATCCACGAACCGTCCTGATGCCGGTACGCGACCGTCATCTGTCCGGCGACCGGCCACGACGTCTCAACAACCCGCAGTTTGATCGGATTGATCCGTTGCCCGCGGAACGTCACCTCGCTGCTGGTGTCGTACAGCCCTGCGTCTGGGTCGTACACCCACACGTAGTCGCCGACCGTGAACGACCCGTCCATCTCGTAGTCGTCCGCCACCAGCCGCAGAGCATTGCGGGTGCCCGTGAACCGGTTGAGCTGCAGCTGTGCACGCGCCTGGGCGTTGCCGGTGGACGTAGCGGACTCGGAGACGAGCCTCGTGCGCTTCACCGGGTTGCCGCGAATGTCCAAGTAAGGGTTCGACAGGATGTTCGCCGAGCCGGTGGCGGTGCCTTCTCCCTCACCCTCCGCGAGTAGCACGACGCGGGTCGTCCAGTCCTCGACATCACGCGTCAGCTGCATGTCCCCAGCCAGACCCGTCAGGGTCAGGTCCTTGCCGGCGCCCTTGCGGACGATGACGCACGTCGGGGTGGTGACAAACAGGTTCGCGGCCGGGCCGGCGTCGAGGGTGGCGTTGTTGTTGACCCGCCACTCGCAGTTCTTGGTGGAGCAGACATAGTCGATTGCCTTGCGGCGGGACTGCCACTGGTGGCGGCCCGTGTAGGTGCCCGACGCGCTGTACAGGGTGCCCTCGACAACCGCAGTGCTGCCCGCCAGCAGGGCGCGGATGGCATTCGGGAACGTCTGCGCCGTGATCGTGACCGGCGACTCGAACACCTCGCCCTTGTCATCCGAGTCGCCCAGCCAGACGGCCATGCCCTGGCCGCCAATGCGCTTGATGTCGTCGAACTCGCGCTTGGTCAGCACACCCACGTAGCGGGCCATCGTCAGCAGCGAGTCGCCATACTCGGCAGGGTTCACCCGGCCCGGGACGACAGCCACGTGGCCGAAGTAGTCGAGCCTGTCCAGAATCTCGCGAGGTGTCTCCTCATCGAGGGTGACCGACCAGGAGCCGAGCCCCATCAACACTTCGGCGATCACCGCTTCACCGCCATCGTCACCTCAGGGAGCGCCGCAATGTACTGGTTGCGCAGATCAACGGCCTGATCGCCTGACACTGCGGATCCGCCGCCAGCGACGACGCCGGCGTAGAAGTCCATCGCCGTCACGGCGGTCTTGGTGATGCCGCCGTTGGCGTGCACATCGAAGTTCCTCGCCGAGCCGATCGTGGCCCGGTTTCCGGCCGAGTCGTTCGCGGTCGCCACCATGTAGCTGGTGCTGTCCGTCATCGACTCCGCGCCGGCCAGGTAGACGGCCAGCGTCCCGGAGTCGCCCCTCTGAAAGTAGCCCTCGACGAACCTGGCGCCGCGCCGCAGCGTCAAGTCCAGGACCGCCCGGCCCACCGTCGATCGGTGCTCTGTCAGCCGCAGGACGCAAGCTTCAGGGTCGTTGCGCAAGATGGTGGCTGCCTCGAACCGGGCGATCTGAGTGCCGCCGACGTCAACCCACCAAGCTTTCGGCCGCCATCCGCTGTCCGTATAGGAGGCGATCTCCAGGGTGCCGTCTGACAGGAGCGGGCGTACCCGCACCAGCGAGTTGGACAACTCCCAGTCGTCGGCGTCGACCGCCTGCCCGACACCGACGCGCTCGTAGCCGACCGACAGGATCCGGGTGCGGCCGTCGAGGTAATCGCCGACGTCGCACCCCCACCGCGGGGACACCCCAGTCGGGATGCCGCGGTAGACGGTGATGATGCCGTCGCTGCCGTCCCGGGTCATCGTGGACGGGATGGTGGCGCCGGTGTAGTAGGCGTAGTGCGCGGGCGGCGGCGCGTGCCAACGCTCCCCGCTCAGCGAGAAGTCGTTGGCGCGCACCGCACCCGTGAGCCTGGACTCCAGGTCAACGTCACTGTCGCTGCCGTGACGGGCCAGACTCAGTTTCCACTCCGCGACGACCACACCTTCGGCGGCTCGGTCCATGATGTCGCCCGAAGCCGAGGTCACCGTGTAGTAGCCGGAGCGTTCCGGCTTGTCCTCCCATACGACCGGCACGAACGCCCCCTGGGAGCTGAGGGCGCTCTCATACCGGTACACCACGTCGGCGCGGGTGAGGGGCGGCATGACCTCCCGGCCGGCGACTTGCAGCACGCCAGCTCCCGTTTCGCTGACGTTCCATGTTTCGCGGACCGTGTACCGGCCGATGCTCAGGTCGCCCACACCGTCTCCCGTTCCAGGTCTCGCAGGCCCTCGCGGACCTGCTGCAGGAACATCCGCACCGCCTGATCGGGCTTACGGAGGTCGAGGATGAGCCCGTCCACGGGCAACACCAGGTCGCCTGCGACACTGATCCCGCCCGCCGCAGCCGGCATGCCGGATACGTCCGTGCCGACCGATACGGTGGCCGTGCTGGTGAGACCGGCAACAGCGTCCTCCACCAGGCTTCCCGCCTTGTCGATGCCCGCGGCCATGCCCGCGGGGATCTCCTTGCCGATGGCCGCGAAGACCTTCGACGGGGAGGCAATACCGAGGATCGACTTCGCCCACCCGGCCAGACCTCCGAAAAGGTTCTGCACCTCCCCGACGAGCCAATTCCAAAGCGACACGATGCCGTTCCAAAACCCGAGAACCAGGTCCCGGCCCACGTTGTAGAGCGTGCTGCCCATGCCGCCGAGCGCGTTGACGATCTGGCCGGGCAGGTCCCGGAACCACTGCAGGACGTTGTTGACTCCGTCGCTGACAGCGCGGGTGATGTTGTTCCAGGCGTCGGCGACGAAGTTGCGGACGTTGTTCCAGGCGTCGTCCCACCGCCTGGAGATCTGCTCCAGGATGCGGGTAATGATCTCTCGTGCTTGTTCGATGTGGTCGGAGATGACGTCGCGGATGCGACCCCAGATCTCGGAGACTTTCTCGCGGACTCCGCCGAGCCACTGACCGAACAGGACGGGCAACTGGGCGAACCACTGGATGATCCCCTTGACCCAGTCGACGCCGCGTTGGAACCAATCCCTGATCCCCTGGATGAGGTCGGGGATGATCGAGTTGCCGACGAGCAGGTTGTAAAGCCACTCGAAGACGTCCGCGATCGCGGTCACGGCGACTTCGATGATCCCGGCCACCCACTCGATCGCCACTGCGAGCTTGTCGACGAGCCACGAGATGACGGTCGCGATGATCTCGATCAGCGGCGTCAGCACGCTCACGATCAGGTTGAGCAGGACCTCGATCAGCGGCATGACGGCCATGACGAGCTGCGCGAAGATCCCGATCAGTGATCCCAGCAAGGGCGCAATCGCTGTGATCAACGGTAGCAGCGGCTCCAGGATCGCCATCACGAGCTGCAGCAGCACGTCGATCAGCGGCGTCACCGCCTGCAGCAGCTGACCGAACACGTTCGCGACCAGGCTGAGAATCGGCGCTACCGCCTGGATCAGCGTGACCAGGACGGGCAGCACGGCCTGAATGAGCGGCATCAGCGCCTGGACGACCTGCATCACGATCCCGATCAACGGGGTGAGGATCTTCAAGGCCAGGTCGATGAGGATCGCCGCCACCGGCAGGAGCGCGGCCAGAAGCTGACCGACGACGCCGGCGACGGCGGCGATGACAGGGGCGAGCGTCTGAATCAACTGCACGAAGATCGGCAGGAATTGGACGACGAGCGGCACGATCGCCTGCAGCAGTTGCGCCACGAGCCCGATCAGGGGTGTCAGCGAAGGCAGCAGCCCGACGACCGCTTGCACGATGGACAGGAACGCCGGGGCGAGCGCCTGCAGCGCCGACACGAGCGCTGTGCCGATCTGCGACACCAACTCAACGATGATCGGCAGGATCGGTGTCAGCGCCTGCGCCAGCGTGGTGATCGCCTGCACGAGGATGCCGCCGAGTTGGGCGGCGATCTGCGTCGCCAGCGCGATCAACGGCGTGAACACGGGCACCAGTTGGGCGATCGACTTCGCCAGTTGTACGACGAACGGAGCGACCGCTTGGACCGCCTGCAGCAGGACCTTCCCGATCGTCACAGCCAGCTGGCCGATAGGGCCGAGCAGCGGCGTGATCGCGGTCAGCAGGCTGGAGATGACCGACAGCAGCGTCGAGCCGATGACGGCCGCGATCTGCACGACGATCGGCAGCAGCGGAGCCAACGCCTGCAGCAGCGTGCTGAACGCCGTCACCAGCTGGCCGACGATGGGCGCCACGGTCTGGAGCAGCTGCACCATGACCGGCAGGGACGCGGCGACGAGCTGGCCGAGGATCGGCGCCAGCCCGGCGATCGCCTGCCCGAATTGCGCGATGTACGGGGTGATCGCCTGGACGGCGGCTAGGAGCGCTCCGCCGATGGTCTGCAGCGCTTGCCCAAGCACCGCGATGAGGGGGGTGACGGCCTGCACGACCACGCTGATGGCTTGCACGAACGCGCCGCCGAGCGCGGTCACGATCTGCGTGATGATCGGGATCAGCGGCGTGATCGCGGGCAGCAAAGACGCCAGCAGCGTCGTGGCTAGTTGCAGCACCTGGGCGACCAACGGTGCGACCGCAGCCAGGAGTTGCCCGAACGCGGCCAAGATCGGGCTGATCAGTGGCACTACCGTGGTCAGCGCGGAAACCAGGGCTCCGCCGACCGTTGTCGCCAACTGGACCAGGACCGGCACCAGCGCCGAGGCGAGCGAGGTCACCAGCTGCAGCACGATCGGGATCAGCGGCACCAGCGAGGCGAGCAACTGTGTAACCGCGCCCGCCACCTGGGCCATGAGCGGCGACAGGGTTTGGATCGTGGTCGCGAGTCCGCTCCCGAACGCGGCGACGAGCTGTCCCACGACCGCGACGAGCGGCTGCAGAAGCGGGACCAGCGTCTGGATGTGCTGCGCCAGCACGGTGCCGAGCAGCGCCAGCACCTGACCGAGCACGGGCAGCAGCGGAGCTATCGCGGCCACCAGGGAGGAGAAGGCCGAGGCGAGCGGCTGCAGCGCGGGAGCCAGAGCATTGATGGTCTGCCCGACCGCGCCGACGACCGCCTGAATGCCGGGCAGCAGCGACGCCGCCGCCGCGCCGATCTGCGCGAACACCGGCGCGACCGTCTGGAACAGGCCGCCGATGGTCTGCCCGAGCGGCAGCAGGGCAGGGCCGAGCGCCTGGACGGCGCCCCCCAGCCCGTTGATGACGGCGACGATCCCCGGTGCGATCGCGGCCAGCGCGGGCACGACCGCCTGAATCGCGCCGGTAAGGACCGGCCCGAAAGCGGTCGCCAGATCGGCGACGAACGGCGCGAGCGTGCCGATCCCGGAGGCTATGGCCGTGATGACAGGGATGAGCGCCTGTCCGACCTGCGCCAGAGATTGGAAGACCGAAACGAGGACTTGCTGGCCTTTGGCGGAGTTCACCCAAGCGTTGGCGGCGTCCAGGATCTGGCCGAGCACGCCGAGTACGCCCGTGCCGGCGTCCTCAAGCGCGCCGAAGACGCCGCGGACGATCCCCCACAGGTCCGAGAGGATGGATCCGAGCTGCTTGAAGACGGCGAGAGCACCTTCTAGCCAGCCCAGCGCCCGACCCGAGGCTGCCGCCTCCGACAGGAAACGGCCGAACTGCTCCGCCGACTGGGCGATACCCGGCACAAGCCCGGTAAGGAAACGGCTTCCCACCACCGCCAGATCAAGGAAGCCGCCCAGGAGCGGCTGAACCGCGCCGGACGCCTGCATGATCTGCTCGCGCAGATCCCGCAGGACGCTGCCGACCTTGCCGATAGTCGTCTCGGCCGTCGCGAACACGACGAACTTCTGACCCACCAGGCCGAACGCGTCCGCGACGCCTTCCAGCAATGGCCGCAACGGCTGAATGGCCGCAACGAACTGCGTGATGACGCCAGGCCCGAGCCCGCTGAAGAACGCCTCTTGGACGCCCTGCTGGAACTCCCGTAGCGCCGGGACAGCGTCGCGGAACTCGATCGCGAACGTTTTGGCCGCAGGCGAAAGATTTTCCAGCGCCTCGTTGAACTTCTCGACGTTGCCGGTCAGCGCGGCGCTGAAGGCGTCCGAGACGCCGGCGGTGGCCAGCTTCAGCGTGACCATCGCGCCGGCGGCCAGCCCGGCTGCGGCAGGCAGCGCGGCGACGGCTCCCGCAGCCGGGGCGAGAGCGGCAGCCAGGCCGAGCACCTGTGTGGCAGCAGCGCCGGCGCCGGCCGCAAGCGTGGCGAACGCACCCAGGCCGGCACCCATTTTGGCGATGCCCGCGGTGACCTGACCCAGGCTCGGCAGCAGCGCCGACGACACGTCGACGCCGAACCGGCCGACAGCCGATGTGGCGCCGTTCAGGCTGGGGAGTAGCGATTTGGTGAAGTTCTTGCCGAACCTGTCGCCGGCCGGTCCGCCTTCGGAGGAGATGGAGTCGCCGAGGGACTTGCCCGCATCCTTGCCTGCGTCCCCGAGGGGGCCGTTGAGTTCCTTCTCCAGCGCCCGGCGGAAGCCTTTGGCGCTGGGAAGGATCGTGACGTACGCGGAACCGACCTCGGCCGCCATGCCTCACCCCCGAGCGTGGTTGAGTCAGGCGGATTGCGGTCGGAACCGGTCCAGATAGGCGATGACCTCGGCCGGGTCACGGTCAGTACGGCCGTGCCGGAGTGGCGCGGAAGCCTTCTTCACGCCAGGACGCGGAAGAGGCTTCGGCTTGGCGCCCTTGCCGTTGCCGCGCTGGTAGTTGCCCTGCCGTAGCACGTCGATGGCCATCGCGAGGAGCTGCTCATTCAGGCCCCACGCAACGTCATCGCCGAGCAGCGCGCGGGCCAGGGCGGACTCGCGCGGCATGTGCGACAGGTAGCTACGTAGTTCCCGCCACGTCAGAGAGCCGTTGAACAGGTCACGCAGGCTGAGGTGGTGGTAGTGGGACAGGTCCCACTCGATCGCCTCCCCGTGCTTTTCTAGGAGCGCGTGGAGGCCTGAGATTCCCCCGGCTGCAGGCCGGAGTGCTCAGTCCACGCCTGGAAGAGCGCGTTGAGGGAGCGCAGCTTCATCGGCTGGGTGTTGAACTCGTCGTAGTCGTCACCCAGCCCGGACCGGAACGCCTCCTGCATGGCAGCGACGTCTCCCTGGTCTGCGGCGTTGAGCAGGCTCCGGTCGATGTCTTGCAGGTGGGGCAGGCTGTAGGTGCGGCCACCGAAGACGAACTCGAACCGTTCGCCCGCCGCTTCGGCTTCGACGGCGTCCAGGTCGAACGCCTTGGCGGACTTCACCTGCTTGACGTTGCGGGGACTTCTTGCGGTCATGCGCGGGTCCTTTCATGCGGCGCGCGGGTGCATGGGTGATACCGGGGTGGGTGCGGACCCGCGCGATTCGCGCCCACCCCGGGGTCTCAGGAGTACGACCAGTAGGCGTCGTCGCTGAATTTGGTCAGCACGACGTCGTTGACCGGGTAGCAGGTGACCGTCACGTTGTAGGAGATCGTCTCGTCGTTGACGTAGGTGATCTCGCCGCGCTCGGTGACTTCGCCGTCGGGCACGTAGATGCGCAGGTGGGTGGAGCCGTCGAGGACATCGAGGATGAACTTCTTGCGGACCACATTCGGCGACTTCACATCGATCTTGTAGCCGTCGGTGATCTCCTCCATCGTGGAACCCTTGTGGAAGAGCTCCAGCGTGGACGCCTTCGACTCGATCATCGTGAACGACAGGCTCGCCTTGCTGGACGAGATCAGGGTGCGGACGATCGCGCCGCCCTGCCACGCCTGGATGTCCTGGACGTCCTCGTCATACGCCTCGGTAACGCCGTCCTCGGAGATGTATCCAAGATCGTTGTACGTGGCCGGGACAGACGAGATGGCCGATGTCGGGGCGGTCGCGGAGGTCGGGCCAGCGTAAACCGCGCCAGTGACGGCAACGCGCACCTTCTGTGCGTCAAGCGTCATCGTGTTAACCCTTCGGTGAGCAGCAGAAAGCACCGGCGCGGGGCGGCCGGATAGGGGATGGGTGCGCGGGTCTAGCTCGTGCGCAGGCTGAGCTGCACGGTCATCCACATGCGCGACGACCCGGACTCCAGGTCATCGCGGCGAGTCGGGCCGAGGAACTCCTCCACCCGGTAGCAGGCCGCCCCGAGCAGGGTCGTGCCCTGCAAGGCGTGGACAGCGGACCTGGCGGTCATGCACAGATCGTGAACGGCCCCGTCGTCGGCTCCCCACGCGATCAGGTCGACGCGGGGCCGGTCCCGGACCACGTCATCGGGTCCGCCGACGCGCCGCACCTGCAGCCACAGCGGCGGCCGGGTGCGGGGCACCCGCGTGTGCGCAGGAACGTCGAGGAGCGGTTCGAGGTAGTCCTTCAAGAGCTTTTCGACGTCGGGATAGGAGGTCACGGCGGCTACCCGGCGGCGTCGATGGAAGAGCCGAGAATGCGGTACTCCTCCTCCTGGCCGAGCGCTCCCGGATGGTCGGCGATCACCAGCGCGCGAGCACGGTTGGAGCCGACTGAGGATTCGGCGTAGTAGTCGACTTCGCCTTCGTGCGGCGGCACCGCCCGGGATTCGGCAGCCGCCACGACCCGGTCCGCCCGCCTCATCAGGTCCCGCTGCACTTCTTTGGAACGCAGCATCTCCCGCACGCCGGCCCGGTTGAGGACCACACGGACGTTCGGCATGTCAGCCCTCCATCCTGCGCAGCCGCGCCTCGGTGTGGTGGAAGCCGGAAAAGTGGTAGGCGGGCCAGGGCGGGCCGTCGAGCTCGTAGACGACGCCGTCCCAATCGATGCGGTCGGCGGCGTCGATGCCGGCCTGGTTGGTGATGAGCCGCCACATGCCGACGATTTTCATGCGGCCGTCCGGGGTGGATTCGCTGGCCGATTCTTGGTCGATCAGCGCGGTGATGGCTGTTCGGGTGGCGGCGTCGCCGTAGTCGTAGCTGGTGTTGCCGTACCGGTCGGTGACGGTGGCGGGGTGGATCAGGGTGACGGTGAGCGGCAGGTAGGCGTCGGGGATCACCGGGCGCCCACCTTCGGCATCGCGACGGACTCCACCGATTGCACCCACCGGCGCAGATCGGCGTCCGGGTTGAGTTCGGCGGCGCGCTGCGTCGCCCGCTCCGACGCTGCCGCCCACTCGTGGTGGCGCAGCAGTCGCCTGATCTGCCGCTCCCAGCCGTCGAGGTCGTCCCGGTCGACGAACGTGCCGGCAGTTCCGATACATTCCAGCAGCCCTGGCGTGGGGTGAGCCACGACGGGGATGCCCGAGCACATTGCCTCTACGGCGGTGCGGCCCCACGACTCATACGACGACGGCATCAGCAGAATCCGGGTTCGGCCGTACACCGCTTCCCGCATCTGCCGGCCAGGCACATGCTCTTGCACGGCGACGTTCGGCAGATCCTTGATGATCTGTTTCCCGTAGGCGCCTTTCACGGCGAGGAACGAGACGTCCGGCATGCGTTCGGCCAGGCTCCAGAACACGTGGCCGCCCTTGTTGGCACACATGTTGATCAGCGTGACCCGGTCGCCCGGCTCGGTGATGTAGTCGGCGGCGATGACCGGGGGCCGCACGACGACTCCTGCGGGAGGTGGGCCGGTCTGGGTGTTCGCCCACCACGACAGGCATGAGGCCTGCACCCAGGAGGAGTTGTAGACGACCAGGCTGGGATGCCTGGTGAGCCAATTCCGCTCGTTGACGTGGTCGTTGTGCAGGACGTGGACCACCGGCAGGCCGTACAGGTCGCCCAGTATGGTCGCCTGAGGGGTGCCCTTCAGGTGCGTGATGAGCACGTCCGGCCGGTCCTCGACGACCGCGTGCACGGCGTCACGGTTGCCGCGATACGGGCGCACTGCCACCCCGTCCAGCATGTACGGCTCGCCCGGCCCGCCCGGGTCGGTCAGCTGAGCGACCACCTCATGCCCGGCCTCGACCAGCGCGGCCAGCATGGTGTGCAGCGCCCATTCCGCTCCCGCGTTTCCCGCCGGCGGGTAGAGGTGGACCAGCGCCAGGGCGTGCATCACGCCTCCCTCAGCATGCCGATGTCGGCCGGCAGCCGCGCTGGTGCCGTAGCCCGTCGTCGCGCAGGTCGACCGTGTACGCGGTCGGCTGGCCCGCGTTGAAGGCGGCCAGCAACATCGCCCGCTCGGCGTCGGTGAGGTAGAGGCCGCCGTCTTCGCCGTAGGACTCCGACACCGACCCCACTGTGACGGAGCGGCGGCCTCCCGGATTGGTGATGCTGCGCCACGCCACCTTGACCGCCAACGCCCGGGTCAGCTCGACCGCCGGCGTGTACCCGGCGGGCAGGATGGACCGGATCAGGGCGGAGGCGTCCTCCAGTTCCGCCCGCACCGTGTCCCCCATCGCGACGGTGGACACGGTGCCGTGACGCTGCTCGTAGTCGGTGAGCGTGGCGTAGCAGGACATCAGCCGTTCTCGACCATCCCGCGCTCGGTGAGCGCGTTCACGATGTCGTCACGGGAGGCGTCGTCGGGCACCTCAACGCCTCGACGTGAAGCGTAGGCGGCCCACGCGTCGCGGCCGGAACCCTTCCCGGCGCGCGGCGGCTCGGGCAGCCGCGCCTCGGCTTCCCCATCGGTGCGAGTGGCGACCCGCTCCTGCGGATTGCCTTCCTCGTCCAGGTGGGCGGGGAGTTCGCCCTCCCACACGTCCGGGTTGGTGATCTGCGAGGCTGCCCACTCGGGCAGGTCCTCGCCCGGACCGAAAGCGCGGCTCCGGCCCTCGTTGTCGACGACGTGGACAGTAGTTCTCAGGCGGGGCATGGCATTCCTCCTAGGCGACGTCAGCGACCATGCTCAAATCGGGGTTGGCGAGGATCGGCAGGCCAATCGCGGACGCCTTAGTCCACAGCGCGATCGGGTCCTCGTCCTCGTAGGAACCGGCGACGATGCCGGGCTCTTCGCCCATTTCGATCGAGTACTTCGGCGAAGTGGCCTCGACGGTGGTGCCCCACAGGGTGGCGCCCAGGTCGCTGGACTCGGGGCTGTTGGCGTCGCCGACCGTGGGCAGCAGCAGCAGCTTGTCATCGTCGATGATCTTCTCGGCTGCGCCGTTCACCTTCACCTGCGCGTCGTAGGTGTAGATCGGCGGCAGTCCGTGCGCCTCGAACACCTGGCCGAGCATGCCGGGCGCGACCAGCGTGGGCGTGCCGAGCGCGGTTGCGGCGAGCTGGCGGATCTCCTCGTTGCGGAGCAGATAGTTCAGCACCCGCGTGCTGGTGACGATGGAGCCGGGCAGTTCACCGTTGGTGGTGATGTACGTCTCCCGCCAGGTCAGCAGGTCCGTCAGCGGCGTCGCCGTCGCGATGTCGGACCACAGCGTGGCCGGCGCCACCGACATGGACCCCGACCGGCCGAAGTCGGCCTCCACGATGAGGCCGTTCTCATCGATGGTGACCGCACCGTTGACGAGCGCGTCGCCGCGGGCCAGCTCCATACGCGCCATGATCGACTTGACCATGCGTTCGGCGTCCGTCATCAGCGCGCCACGAATGCGGTCGTCGAGCTTGCGCTGCCTGAGCCGGTCGTACTCACCCAGCCGAATCTTCCGGCTGATCGGCGGCAGCTCGCCGGACACCCGGATGACGCCCGGCCTGGAGCCGATCGGCGACTCGGCGTCGTACGCCCGGAAGCTCGCGGCCTCGATCAGGCCCTCACCGCCGCGGGTGAACCTGAAGTCCAGGTCGTCGATCGGGTTGTTCGGCAGCCACCTGGCGAGGGAGAACTGGTTGCGCGCCCAATCCTGGGCGCCTGCCCGCACGTAGCCGGTCAGCTCCGCCGGGGTGATGTAGTCAGTGTTGATGAGCATCGGAACCCCTTAGGCGAAGATGATGCGGCCGGCGACGTCGGCCTTGCCGGCGGCGTTGACCACGACCGGGAGCTTGGACTCGATGACAACGCCATGGACGAGCATGGCGGCGCCGATGTCGGTGGTGGTGACACTCGGAATGTCCACGGCGCAGAACAGGAAGCCGGCCAGCACCTCGGTGCCGTCCGCGCCCGCGTCGTTGTACGGGCCGTACTTGCCGGTCGTGGTGATCAGGCCGAGCGGGATGCCGCTCTTGAAGTACCCGTCCGGGTAGTGGGTGCCCGCCGTGAACGCAGAGGTGTCCAGAGTGATCGTGCGGGCGGCGTCGGTGCCATGAGCCGAACCGAGCCACGACTGGTCGTCGGAAGCGAAGTTTTCGGTCCTCAGGGAGAGGTCCATGTTGTCTCCTCAGGAAGGTCAGGTGGTTTTGTTGCCATGCCGCTCAGCCCACAGATCCCGGCCCGCTGAGACCGACGGCGCCTGCTTGCCGGTCTGCCGTGCCCCCTGGTCCAGCACCGGAGGCGCGGGAAGGGACGGCGGACCAAGCTGAATAGGCGAAGACCCGAAGTAGTCGACGGCGTCCGCCTCGTACTCCTCAGCGGTGGCGCCGACGATCCGGCGGGAAGCCGCCAGCAGTTTGGTCGACACCTCGGCCGGAAGCCCGGCCTTGATGGCGGCCTGTAGCCGCAGCAGTTCGGGCTCCATCGTCGCGACCCGCTGCTCGGCGGCGGTCGCTCGCGCCTCGACCCGCTCCATGTCGGTGCGGGACGCGTCGGCGAGCTTCTGCATCTCGGCGTCGGCTTCACGCAGGCGCGCGAGCTCCTCCGGGGTGACGTCGATCGCCTTGAGCCGGTCCTCGTGCTTGCGGGCGTGTGTCCGCCAGTAGGCGGCCTGCTGTTCGGCCGTCATGTCGGCTACCGGCGTGTTCTCCGGGTAGCCGCGCTCTCCTCCCACAGGAGGCTGCACAGGCGGTACGGGCGGCTGAGTGGGCGCTGTCGGGGCGGGCTGGCCCGTGGCGGGCTCCGGCTGCCCCTGCGGCTGTCCGACGTCCACGGAGCCTCCCAGAACGGGCCACACGACCCTGCCTGAAGGCAGAACAGCGATGGCCTGGAGGCCGGTGTACGGGTGGACGGGCAGCACGGCAGTGTTCATGCGGATGATCTCCCATGTCGGGACGTACGCCCATGACGGGCGGTCAACGGTTCGGAAGGTCGGCGGCCGACGTGAACTTCTGGCCTTTGACCGTGAGTACCGGGCCGATTTCGCCGTGCTCGTGCACGGTGAGCAGCTTGCGGTAGTCGATTCGTCGGCCTCCCCTGTCGGAGATGCCGAAGCGTTTGTCGATCTCCTCGTGCAAGGGGTCAAGTAGGTCGCCCAAGTTGACGAGGTTGTCTCCGTTGAAGACGTTCACGCCGCTGCTGGTGCTGCGGACGGCTTGCGCTCCGTCAGTGACGGTGACCGAGTTGATGACCTGCCCGGGGTCCTGGCGGCCGACGATCGGCGCCACCGCGCAGTCGCATGCGGGATGGATAGGCAGCAGATCCTCGACGTGGTAGCGCTGGGTAGAGGCCAGCACGCACATGGCGCAGTTCTCGGCCCCGGTCAGGACCCGCCGGTAGCCGACGATGCGTTCATCGCCGCGCCCCGCCAAGGCGATGCGAGAGGAGTGCGTCTTCGCCAGCTGCAGGTCTGTGGCCGCGAGCCCTTCCGCCCGACGTAGTCCCGCCTGGATCGCAGCCTTGAGGAGAGCACCGCCAGCCAGGTCCGTCCAGATCTGGATGAACGGGCGACGGTACACCTCGACGGCCGGCACCCCGCGCAGGTCGTCTCCGAGGGTCACCCCGGCGGGCTCGACCGGTTCGCCGAGCAGGTCGGACAGGATCGCCGCCAGGTAGACATCGGTCATGGCCGCCATCGCCTGCTGCGCCCCCGCGACCATCGGCGTCGCTGCCGCTATGAAGCTGTCGGCGTCGGCGTCCCGCCAGGAGGTGAGTCGGCCGAACAGGTTCACGATCGCGTCCAGCAGCGCGGTGCGCAGCGACGTGGCCGACGAGTTGTACGTGGCGGCGATAGCAGCTTGCTGCGGGTAGGCCACCGCTGCTCCTAGGTGAGGTTGTCAGGTGCAGGCCGCGGCGCCGGCGCGGGCTGCCCTGGAACCTGCTGGCCGGCGTTGAGGCTCGCGGCGAGAAACGCGTCCTGAGCCTGCCCGGCCGTGATGCGCTTGACCTGCTGCGGCGACTCGCCCATCCGTTCGGCGACCACGCCCAGCGGATACCCGATGCTCTTGATCTTCGTGGCCATGTCCGCGACCACGCTCGGGTTGAGCTGGCGCGGGTCCTTCCACCGGACCTCCGACGACACAAAGTCACGATCCGACCCAGCGATTTTCGCGGCCAGGCCGAACATGTCCTCCAGAGACTCGCCGAACCCGGTCTGATATTCGCCGATCTTGGCCACGTGGTTCGTGTCCAGCGCGATCACCGTGTCCGCGCTGACGTTGATCAGGTCACCCGCGTAGTAGTACGCCGGCGTGTGCGTCAAGATCAGCAGGTCGAGGATGTCGGCCTGGTGAGTTTTCAGGTAACCGATCAAGTCGGTCTGGGAGAACTCCCCGAACTTGGTGTTCTCACCGGTCGACGCCCACAGTGTGCCCGGGTCAGGCCGGAAAGGCTGCTCCACCTGCGGCTGCCCGCTGACCGGGTCGAGGATCGGCAGACCCGTCTCCCCGTCCGTGATCGTCTTGAACTTGTGGCCAGTCACGTACTTCTGCCGGAACGCTGAGTACCGTTCCGCTGTCATCCGGTTCAGCATGCTGAGGTTGATGCGGTCTTGGATGTCGATGCCCTGCGCGAAGTCCGGCACCGGGGACTCACCCAGTTCTGGCGCACAAGTGAACGGCACCACCGGAACTTCCTTCAGCGGGTTCTCTTGGGCTTCGACGTGGTTGCCGTCGAAGCCCAGCCGCAGCCCCCAGTTCTCGGCCCCCCACGGCAACGCCCGGCCGCCAGAACGCCGACCCGTCTGGTACTTGACAATCCAGTCAGGCAGATAGACCGTGGCCTTCCCCACCTGCTCAATGTCGTCATACCAAGCCTTCAGCGCGGCGATCCGCTCACCGGTCGCCGGGTCATACTCGACGATCACTTCACGCGGATGCTCCGGAGTGATCAGGGGCCGCTTCGGGTCCTTCGGATGCGGGCCAACGATCGCATACGACTCCGACTGGCTGAGCGAGGTCCGCCAGATCTGCTTCTGCTTGGAGTCCATGCGGTTCTGCTGCCACCACCGCCACGCCTCGTCATCCGACTTGCCGGCGGCGTCCGTCACACCGATCGCCAGCAGTCGGTGAACCGACGCGTCGACCACCATCTGCAGGAAGTTCGTGCGAGCCTTCCGCTGGAAGTCCAGGTACACCGACGCTGGCCCCTTCGGGCCTTGCGGCAGCGGCGGATTCCCCGAGTAGTAGTCCCACCAGCAGTTCAACTGGATCTGCCGGTCCCGCAGCTTCCTGCCAAGCCTGAGCAGCCACCAGTCCGGAGACAACGGGGTGGTATCCAGCACGCGCGCACCCCACATCCGTTAGAAGGTGTAGCCCTGCATCTCTTCGGTCTGCTCAAGCACGCCCTTGGCGATCGCGTCCGCCCGCGCTTCCCACGCCAGAATCGACGCCACCGCAGCGTCGATCTTCCGCGGCGAGTCCGGATGTTCCTTGCCGATCTGCACGCCCGTCCGCGATACCCGCCTGCGGGCGTTCAGCATGTGCCGGGTCAGCACGTGCGACCCGTCGTGCGTCATCTCGCGGTCCACGATCGCGTTGTGCAGACGCTCGGTGGCCCGCACGATCTGCACTGCGCGTCCGCCCGACATCCACCACTCGATTGGATGGTCTCGCGCGGCTTTCACCTTCAACTGGGCGCCGTACTCGGCCTCCCAGTCGCCAACATGCCCCTCCCACTTGGCCGGGTCGGCGTAGAAGGCGACCACGTTGTACCGGGAGAAAGCCCCCTGCACCGCCGCGAGAACCTCAACCACCGGAACCTGCCAGCCGTCCGCTGCCGGCCCGTCCGGCTCCTCCCAAATGCCGATCGGAAAGATGTGCCCGTCCGAGATTCGACAGCCGATCAGCGCCGTAGCGTCGGTGACGCCGCGGTTGCGCTTGCGGGATCCGTCGAAACCGAGCGCGATCGCCTCGCCGTCCGCTACAACCCTTGATGCGTCCACGCAGGCGGCCCACTCCGGCTGGGCGAGCCACGAGTCGGACGCGTGAGTGATCTGGTTCAGGAAGTCCGCCCGCGCCGTCTGCGGATCAGTGCTCGGATCCCAGATGGTTGCGACGATCACATCCAAGTCGACATGGCCGCCGGCGCTGTCAGCGGAGTCACCGTAGGTGTACGCCAGCCCTTCCAGGAGCGACACACGATCGCCCAAGTCCGTCTCCGGCGGCGCCTCGCGATGGTCGTAGTACAGGCCGTCGTCCTTCGCACGGCCCTCCCGGATCGCCGCCCAGAATTGGGCCGACATCTCCGCTACCGATTCCTCGCCGGGAATGAACGCGTTCGGCGATTCGATGGTCGTGCCACCGATCTTCGCAGCGTTGATCCGCATCACCTCGGCAAGGCGAGTGCCGCGGTTGGACTTCACCCACTCCTCGGTCTGGTCCAGCACCGCGAAGACCGGCTTATTGCCCTTGACGGTCCGCGCCGACGACGTTATCGGCTCGATCTTGCCCCGCGGCAGGTTCACGAAGGTATCGAGGGGCTCCAAGCCCGGGTAGGCGTCCAGCACCGGGCCCTGCAGCATCTCCAGCAGCGGCGTCCACGTGTTCTTCGTCTGCGTCTCCGACACCGCGGCGATCTGCACCAGCGGGGTACGCACCTCAGCCCACGGCTTGCCCACCGGCTGCCCGTTGGCGTCCCAGCCGTCCGGCACCACCGGGCCGAGCGCTTCCACGATCGCCAACGCCGCCAGGAACGGGCTCTTGCCCCAACCACGCGGCCGGCTGATGACCCCACGCCTGAACCGGCGCTTACCAGTACGCGGGTTGATCTCGTAGAAGCGGAGAACGAAGTCCTCCTGCTCCGGGTACAGCACGAACGGCTCGTACTCGCCACGGTCAGGGGCGGCGAGCATCTCCGCGATCCAGTCGATGACGTCATAGCCCAGCGTGGGGACCGCCCCAGGCTCGGGCGGGATCCACGGCATGGCTACTCGTTCGACGCCTTGGGATCCGGCAAAGCGTGAAGCACCCCGCGGCGCTCCCTCGACGAGGGCACACTCTCCGGCCGGCGGCCGTCCGCCTCATCAGCCTGCGCGAACTGCATCCGCAGCCTCGCCCGGTCCTCCATCGTCGCGCCGAACTTCGCCACCCGCAGCCTGAGCTCAGCCGCCTGCGACAGATCACCCATCCAGAAGCGTGCGTGAATCAGCGCCGTGTCGAGGAGGAACTGCCAGTCCGTTGAGGAGAAGTGCTCCGCCTGAGGCGACGCCTTCCACGTCTCCCACCAGTCCACCGTGCGCGCCGGCCACGCCCACTCAATGAGCGCGCCGTCCTGTTCGACCTCGAACGACGGCAGCTCCGGCGCTTCCGCCTTCTCGAACCGCAGGATCGTCTGCTGATGCGGATCCTTATTCTTCCTCGCTCGCCTTGACGGGTCCTTCGGTGCGGGGCCCATACCGGCCATGATGCAACCTCCCATGTCGGGAAAGCGGAACACCCATGGCGGGTGATCCACAGCTCAAGATCGTGAAAGTCCCAGGCCCGTAGGCGGGGGC